TTTTTGAATAGAAGTTCCTTTTTAAAATAAATGTGATATGTCATTTCTATCTTCCTCCTTAAGAAACTTTTTTGCTGAATCCTTTAATTTTATCAAATTTAATAATATTGTCAAACTTATCAATTAACTCATCAGTCTTGTGTGAGATAACAAATACATTTGCGTCACTCACAACATACTTAATAATCTTAGTAAAGTATTCAGTTCCAAATCCGTCCAAAGAACTATCAAAGATTTCATCTAGAATCAAAAGATTAGTACTCGAAGAGTTTTTCATCTTTGCAATCTCTCGCCAGGTGAAGAGAAGAGACAAGTCGATTCTCATCTTCTCCCCTTCACTAAATGATTCATAACTAAAATCTTCATGAATGGGAGACTTCACCGTCTCTTTGAATTCTTCATCCAGAGAGAAGTTAATGTAGAAGTCCATCAACTGAAGATATTTGTTGATCTGCTGATTCATAAGAGGCAGATATCTCTTAATAATTTTGGATTTTACTCCACCATCCTTCATTAAGGAATGTGCAAATTCGTGGTAAACGTTATTCTCTTTTTGTTCGGAGTGTCTAGATTGGAGTCCCTCCAGTTCTTTTACAAGTTTTTCTAGCGCATGGTGCTCAGTATTTCGGTTCTCAAGTTGCTCGGTAATTCTTTGAATTTCATTCTCAAGATCTCTCGATCTGTTGTGCAGTCCTGAAATCCTAGTATTTGCTTTAGAAATTTCATGCGTTAGGTTAGTTGCCTCCTTAGAAAGAACCTTGAAGTGGTTTTCTTTTTCCTCTTCAAGTCTGATTGCTTCCTCCAACTCTTGAAATCCATTTTGGAGTTCTTTTGCTTTGGATTCTGCCTCATTAATTCTATTTAAGCGAAACGATTCTTCAATATGCTGGTCACAAGTAGGGCATACCGTATTCTCATTGAAAAATTTGTGCTCTTTAGTAATGGTTGCAACTTTTTGTTGCAATTTACCACGAAGTGTTCCAAGTTTCTTTAATTTTTTGTTAGAACCTGAAGATATTTCCATCTGCTCTTCGACATTCTTCAGTTGCTCCCCATAACCATCAATTTCCTTCATTAGGTCTCCAACATTACCAGAAAACTCTAAAATTTTATCTTTCTTTTCTTTGATATTTTTCTTGCCAGTCTCCTCCAGATCAGAGATGAATGACTTTTGCATATCAATCTTCTCTTCAACCAAATCTTTACGAATCGTCAGTTCACGAATATCATCATTGGTACTACGAATCTTTTCACGAAGTATAGTACTCATCTGGGAAAAGATTCTAATGTCCAGTAAATCCTCAATAATTTCACGACGACTCGCTGCTGGCAATTGCATGAAGGGAACAAAAGATGCACTGCCTAGGATCACAATTTGAGTGAATGACTTATAGTTCAGTTTAAGAACATTCTCTTCCAACCATTTTTGTTGATCAGTGGCCGCTGCTGCACGATCTAACAATTGATCATCTTTATAGATCTCAAAGATATTGGGTTTAATTCCACGAACAACTTTCCAATCAATTGATCCAGTAGAAAACTCAATCTCTACCTGGCAATCTTTTTCATTAACCGTATTCACTAATTGAGGTTTATTAATTTTACGGAATGGTTTGTTAAACAGCACAAAAGTAAGAGCATCTAACACTGTGCTCTTCCCTGCTCCATTAGTTCCAACAATCAGATTTGTTTGTGCATCAGTAAAATCAATTTCAGTAAAGTTATTTCCTGTTGAAAGGAAATTACGCCATCTTATCTGTTTGAATAAAATCATTATCTCTTGGTGGAATCACAAAGTCGTTCGGCGTGATAATCACATACCGGTAATTATACATGTTGCACATCTGAATTGCAACCTCATCATCAACTTCTACAACCGCCATCTCTGGGTAGTCTTCTGCTTCTAAGAGACCGGCATATCTAGTTGCATCGTCTTCATCTTCAAAAAGATATAACGCCTTCTCTCCGTCTTCATCATGTACAGAATATGCTCCCTCGTCTTCCTTCCCAGCAATTGTAATCAAATACATTATTCCATCTCGCAAGCTTCCTGATAAACTTCTCTCATTAAAGTTTTTACAACTTCTTTGTCAAGATCAAAATCAGAATCATCGATGTATTTATTTAGAAATGAAAGAGTATTCTCGCATTCTTCTTGGGAAAGATTTACATCCTCATCATCAATTGCAAAATTTTCAACAATCTTAATATCAGAACATCCAGACTTATGAATCTTATCGATAAACTTCTCAAACTGAAGTTGATCTGATTTTTTGCGGACAATGATCTTTACGATTTTATCTTTGAGTCCACTTGAATTGAAAGTTCTATAATTTGTATCTTCATAATAGAACTTTTCAAAGATTGAATATGTATTTGCAATAAACTCTAGTTCTTGTGTTTCAGTATCTAAGATATGAAATCCTCTAGTGTCATTGACATCATTCCAAAACATCTGATAAGGATTACCAAGATAAGTTATATTACCCTTGGTTGATTTGTGGTGATAGTGACCAGAGAAGACCTGATCGAACTTCTTAAACTTGGTAGGGTCTTCTCCATGATCCATCTTCATACCAGGAATGACCTCAAACCCAGTCAATTCTAGGTGTCCCATTACAACCTTTGCCTTTGTCTTTTTAACTAGGTTCCAGGTCTTTTCTTGATTGTCTTCACAAATCCAAGGGAGAAGCAAAATCTTCTCTCCACCAATTTTACACTCTTTTGGTTCTGATATTCTTACAACATTATCGTAAGATTCTAAGAGACCATCTACAGCATTAATATTGATAGTGTTCTTATAATAAGCATCATGATTACCAACAATATTATGAACCTTGATACCTAGTTCACGGAACCTATCATACACATTTTCCTTTGCCCATTGTAGTGCCCAAAAATCAACAGACTTACGGCAGTCGAAAGCATCGCCCAGATGGACGCATTCTGTGATACCTCTCTCTTTCAGTGTAGGAAAGAAGATGTTATCATAGAATTTTTTGAAGAACTCATGAAATAACTTACTATTCTTTCTAGCGCCATAATGAGTGTCCGTTATCAGGGCAATTTTCATGAATAAAGTTTAGACTGAATGTTCTCTTTAATGGTATTATAATCAGAAGTATTGTAAATGTCACCATCACCGGTAAATACCTCATCAAAACCAGACCTTTCAATAATCTTAGTTCTAATATCCATCTGACGCTTTTCTTTCTGGATTCTTCTGAGGAATGCGTAGTGAATAATCTGAGTAAAGTATGCAAATGGATTGCTAGACTTCTCTGGATCAAAGTTCTTGATATACTGGACGCAGTTCTCAATGCCGTCACAGATCATGTCCTCACGGAACATGTAATTTACAAAGTTTGGTTTATAAGACAGGTGTGTAGCGATCTTCAAGAAACACTCACCAAGATAGTTGGTGATACGTGGGAGTGGTTCTCCTGCTTCCTGTGCTGCTTTAACTTTGGTTCTGTATACAATAAGTGCTTCTAAGAATTCTTTATTGTTTACATAATGTTCTGATTTCTTTCTAGTTCTTGACATTTCATGGTTCTCCTATTGAGATATGTTGATATTATACCACATAATCAAGGGGCTTGACAAGTATGTAAATTATCAGTACAATAACTCTGTCAGGGTTCAGAAGATAAATTAGCTACCTTTATAGATCTTCTCTAAAGATACTCTAGCATCAGAAATAGATGATAAGAATCCCATTGATTGGTTTATCTTTGTTTGATTTGATTCTCTGTCTTTATCCTTAAGGTATCTATTATAGATTGATAAGATACTTTCATCTGTAATTTCACTAATAGTAATTACTTTATCCATATTTACAATTACCATTGAGTCTTCACCTAGAGTCATCCATGGTTCGACTTTAATAGCACTTACTCCCATGTGTCTCATATTAACTGTCTCATATACAACTGGAGTATCTAAAATCAGAAGTGTTCTTGTTTCTTCTTCGCAAGGTGTAACTTTGGCAAATATTTCTTCACCTGAGACTAATTTGATTGATGCGTAAAATTCTTCTGTATTCATCGTTTCTTTAAATTTACTGGTACAATTTCATAATTAAATTTTTCTTGGTTGTAAATTTTAATTCTTTCTACTAGATGGTTTAACGTATAATTTTTTCTTGATTTGTATACTATTTCATCAGCAATATCATAAAGTACTGCTTGATTCTTTTTGTCTCCTTTTCTTAGTACTCTACCAATTGATTGTAAGTTTCTAATTCTTGACTTTGATGGTGATGCAAAAATTACATTATGGAGATTCTTAATATTGATGCCAGTTGAGAATGTTCCATAAGATGCAATAATGATCGCATCGTTTTCTTTTTCTGTAATTTCTCGAACTCTTTCTCTCTCTTCAGCGTCAACTCCGCCATGGACATAGAAAACTTTTCTATTGCCTTTCACGGAATTATTTATTAATTCGTAAAGTGGCTGACCATGTGTCTCCACTCTAGAGAACAAAACAAGACTATTTCCTTTCAGATCTAAGACTAAATTCTTAATGAAGTTGTTTCTTTTTTGATGTCCAATAATATACTGAATTTCATCTTCATAAGTTTCAAACTGATGTGAATCATGTTTTAAAAGTAATACATGAATCTGTAACTGAGATAGATGACCTTTATCAATCAGTTCCTTTGTTTGTGTCACCTTGTACGATGGCCCAAACAATCCTTCTAACACCCACTTGTGTGTCTGTGTGCCGTCTAATGTACCTGTAAACCCAAATCTATACTTGGCACTGTCCATCTTGGTCATAATGCTGACCAGAGACTTCGACTTAAACAAGTGTGCTTCGTCTCCAATGATGACACCAAAGTCTTTAAAGAATGCTCTGGGTAACTTGTAGATAGATTGCCAAGTGGTAATCGTTACAGGATATTCATTTGTCTTCTCCCTACCGGAGTAGATTCTATGACAATAGTCTTCTGCATCCCAACCGTAATCTTCAAAATCCTTAAACATTTGCTCTACAAGAGACGTTGTAGGAACAACTAAGAGAATCTTATAATTTTTTTCTGCAAAGTATCTTACCACAGAGTAAATCATCAATGACTTACCAGAAGCAGTAGGTGATATAAGAAGTTTACGATTATATCTTAATGCATCATAGACAGCATCGATCTGATAATCTCTAGGTTTGAACCTAGCAATACGAGTCATGTAGTCCTTGACTCCTTCCTTTGAAATAAAGTCATTAACTTCAAAAGGAGGGCCATAGAACTTGTTGTGTTCAAACTCTACTGTGTATCCACAGTTCCTTGCCCATGCCATTACTTTATCAAGCAGACCCACATAGATTTCTCCAGTGTGGGAACTAAACAAGCGTATCTTTCCATCCCAGTACTTACTACGGTACTGTGGCATGAATTTAGCACCAGGAACATCAAAAGTAAAATGGTCAGAGAGTTCGTGGTAGATATGAGGTTCTGCTTTGATGATTACATATATTTCATTCTTTTTTCTTATCACAAGATCAGACATCAACTATATCCTCTAATGAACTGCTGCCATTCAATCGAATTCTTAATTTGATAAGTTCGATTATTGATTGTTTTGAGAATACTATCTAAGTAATTCAACATTACCTGAAAGTAATCTATTTTGCTACACAAGCGGATGAGATCTTCATCCGCATCCATATATTTGTCTACATCTTGTCTCAAGACTTTATGATCAAATGGATTTTCAATATACACTTCAGGGTCTGCCTTACCCGTGTAATATTGCCACTTATCTCTTTTTAATTGCTTAAACTTATTCTCCTCTAACTTTTTCATTAGAAGAATATTATTTAAAATTTTATAGTATTTTGCGTGAAGAGAAGGAACCCTTGTGGATTCTGTATGTAGATTATCTTCGTCTATTTTTGAATCTTCTTCCCATAATAACTGAATTTCATCAAGATTCATAAATTAAATCATAAAACCACTATATTATATATCGAGTATTTGAAAGTCACTTGTGCGGTGACGTAATTGACATCTGTTGCTGTCGCATTAAAGTCAATAGTTGAAAGGGATGTTGGAAACAGATCTTGGAAGTCTACCCTTGCCACTTCATTGTAGTTGCTGTTGTAAATAAACAAACTTGCGTCTGAATATTCATTTAATGGTGTTCTGGCATCAGGATCATCATTGTATGGATCTTTTCTTTTCAAATCCATGAACTGTTGAACATCCTCTGGATAACCTAATCCAGTCAACCAGTTGTGAACCTGCATATAATTTTCTAAATTCTCATCTACAAAGAAAGACAATGTGAGATCAGAATATGTTAATTTATCCCCAGGTACTGGAGCATCTTTCAGATATGTTGGTTGTAATGCAAATCCAAGATTGATACCAGGAATTGAAGCAGAATTGGAAAAGAAATCTACTTTAGGGATTTTAGTAATAGAAAATTTAAATCCAATAGGAGACAAATAGTTCCTATTGTCAATTTGATTATTCCAGGGTTTCATTCTCCTCCACCCCCATTTCCACCATCACCATTGCCACCATTTCCGTTTCCACCATTACCATTACCATTTTCAGAGGACTCCTTCTCATCTTTCTCCAAATATCCACCATGGCCAATGTGATATCCTAAAGGAATTTTCTTGCACTTTTTATCACTAAAGCACCAATATTTTCCAGTTGGACATCTTTTCGCTGCTGCTTCTTCAATGAAATGGTTGAAAGACTTCATGAGACTTTTATCTTTATTTAGTGTTCAAGATTGTATTCCATTATCATTGCAAATAATCTCGCTTTGAGGAATATTAGATATTCTTGCTCTTCATATGGTCTTCTTGGCGCTCCAGGCCACACTTCAATTGAATAGCAAACATGGTCATACAATAACCGTAGTTCATCTATTCCCATAGTAATTTGCATCATCCATTCTTCATCTAATGGATTCATAGGAATTATTGAAAAAATTTACTTATGATTGGTATTTATAATGTATCCGCATGAACAAAAAAAGACCCCCCTTTCGGGAGGTCTTGGGAAATCTCAGTGATGAATCACATGAGGTTGTTAACTTTAACGCGACGATAGTAGCGGTTGGAGGATGCCTTGAGGCGTCCCAGTCCCTGAGTGGTTCCTTCTGCGAATGGGTTAGCGACCATGCCGTAGCGGGTCTTGAATCCAATCTTGGGTTGGAAGGTGTCCTGACCAACGGCACGAACCATTTGGAGAGGAACATAAGGGCAATAGAACAGACCAGCGTCATAAGGGGAAGAACCCTTATAACCAGTAACGAAGTACTGAGAAGCAGCACCGTTAGCAGAATAAGGATCGATGTAGACGCGATACTTACCTTGCAGAACACCAGCGAAGGTGTTACCGGTATCATCAACGTTCAGGTTAGCGTTCAGAGCAGGAGTGTAGTCCAGAACACCAGCCATGGTCAGAGCAGAGGCAACATCTGCAGAGCAGAGGATCATGTTGCCCTTTCCGCGACGAGTTCTTTGGGCGATAGCATTTGCTTCGCGCTCGATTTGGAAAAGCAGACCTTTGAACTTCTCAACAGACCAGCGACCGTTGGAGTCAACGTCGAGGTCGAATACGCCGCTGCTAGCAACGTTTGCTTGGGCGCCTGTTTCAGCAGCCTTATAGATGGTACGGATAACCTCACGGTTGATTTCAGCAAGAATCTCGGTGCTAAGGATATTAGCGAGTTCTGCTTCAGCGTTCAGACCGTGGATAGCCTTGAGGTCTTGGGCGAGTTCCAGTGAATACTCAGCCTTCAGTGCTCTAGACTTAGCGGTTACGGTGACTTTCTCGATCGAGAATGCCATCTGGTTGAACTGGTCACCAGATCCGTCTCCGAGATCCTCAGCGTCTCCAGTGTGCATACCCTGACCAGTTGCATAGTCAAATTGAGAGCCACCGTTAAGGAGACCGGGGTTAGAACCAGTCTGAGAGTCTGTACCGAAACCAACAGAAGAAGCATCAGAACCGGAAACGTATCCACCTTGGGTGAGATCGCCACCATCGTTCTGACCAGAGAATGCGGTATCTGCTTCGTCGAACAGAGCTTCGGTTCCACTCTGGTTGGTGTAGCGGGAACGCATTGCGAAGATCAGTCCAGTAGGACCGTTCATTGGTTGTACGCCAGCGAGGTCATAAGCGACCAGGTTAGGCATTGAACGACGGATCAGTGAGATCAGTACTGGGTCGAAACCTGCAGTAGGACCGCCAGCAGTAGCGCCGCCACCGAAACCACCAGATGCACCAGCAGCATTAGCAGCGTTGGTGGGTGCTTCGGAGAGGAAGTTTCTTTCCTCGTTTAAAAATTTTTCTTGGTTCTCCAGGAGAACTGCGGTTACCATTCTACGGTGTGAATCAGAGATTTTCTCTGCGCCATCATAGTCGAGTAATGGTGCCCACTTCTCCTGCAGCTGTTCAGCGTTGAACATTTGCATTTGAATTTACCTCGTTTTAAAAGTGTTTGGGTTTAAAATTTATAATATAGGAACTTACTTTTTAGTGACTCTCTGAAGAGCAGTAAGGTATCCTTCCATTGATCCAGAAACATTCTGGTGGATTGAAGTTTCTTCTGCGACAAATTCAGCAGAATCACTTTGAGTACCGGCGTTCTTCCTTGAAGGGAAGTATGCTTCTCTCAAGGTAACCAGTTTCTCACGGTAGTCGGTTTCACTTTCAAACTCAACACTTTCAGCGAGAGAAGCGAGTTTTTCTTTCTGAGTGACGGCAAGTCCTTCAGTAACTTCACTGAAAATAGTATCAGTGGTTGACTCGGCTAATCTGCGATTCAGAGCAACATTTCTGTCGATCTGCTCATTGAGTTTTCCTTCCATTTCATCAAGTTTATTTACCATGCTTTCAAGTACATCGTATTTATCTTCAGGGATTGAAACATAATGTTCTTCAAAAAGTTGCTTCATACCGGAGAGGAACGACTCAGACATTTCTGCCTTCAGTCCTTCTTCTACGGAAAGTGAATTCTCTTGAATCCACTCGTCAGCAACATACTCCAAATAGGAATCAACACGCTCTGAAAGTTCAGTTCTCAGAGTAGCAACTTGCTCTTCAATAGCAGTTGCATAGTTTGCTTCCATTTCTTCTTTGATTTCTGAAACCTTAGCATTGATTGCAGTTTCAAAAATGATTTTTGCTTTTTCCTGGAACTCTTCGGAGAGTTCTTCGCCTTGGAGAAGAGCAGAGACATCAGCATCGATGTCAATTTCTACAACTTCTTCAGACTCAGCAACAACTTCCTCAGTAGTTTCTTCCTCAGACTCACTGAGTTCGTTTTCTACTTCGGTACGGAGTTCCTCTTCTTCAGTAACTTCCTCTTCGGAAACTACTTCCTGCTCAGCAGAAATTTCGGACTCCTCTTCTTCTTTCATACCAGCAGGTGCTGGATCGGCAGGTTTTGCACCTTTGTTAACAACATCCTTAACTTGCTTAAGGGTAGCGCCGGGTGTCTTCAGCTTTGCTGAATCATCATCGGCTTTGTAGTTTTCTGGGGTAGGACCGCCAAGATCTTCGACACTTGCACCAGATGGTTTTACCATTGGTTCTGCTGGTTTTGCACCGGCAGTTACAGCGTTTTCTTTAACGTCTACTTCCATTTCTTGTAAGTTAGTGCCACTGGACATTTTAGAACTCTCCGAATTACCTATTTGTAGTGAATTAAACTATATTTATTTATAATTTATAGATTTGACAGAAAGTCGCCCCATAACTGGAGTTTGTGCTCTTCGAGCGCTTTCTGATCAACTAGCGTATTTATCCTCTTTCTGGCAGCGGAGCAGAATCTCTCACGGAGAATTCCACCCTCCCATACCCATTCCTTTCCTTCCATAATTCCGTCTACAAAAGCATCAGGTGCGGAGGGGTCAGCAACAATATCTGCTGCAGTCGCCAGCATAAAATCTTCACCAACAATATTGATACCTTCGTTGTTCAGTCTTAATGAACCGACACCACGAGAAGAAACTCCAAGTTTAACACCTTCACCAATAAGTGATTGTGCAATCTTACCCATTGGAGTACTCAGAAGTTGTGCCTTACCGTAAATGTTGGAACCTCTTTGCTCAAGTTTCACAATCTTGTGTGATACACGGTCAAGGTTGATAGTTGGACCATCTGGGTGACCAAGTTCACCAAGTGCTCTACCTTTATTAGTATATGCTTCATTGTATCTACCAACTTCTTTTGCAAGAGTTTGGATAGGATACATACGACCATTACGGTTTTTGATGTCACCCTGAAGGAAAGTTCCTTCGATGTACATCTTCTTTGAAGAACCCTTACCCTCGGTAATAAATTCTACGGTTTCAACTTCTTCTCTGATGAGTTTCATTTTTCTTTCCTTTGTAATTTATCTACCTGAGGCAGCATCTACGTGAGTGCCAAAGCAAGTTGCTGGACCTCTCAGTCCTTGACCTGCATCAAAGTGAATGGTAACACCAGATGCAGCGGGAATATTAATTGTTCCCAAACTGGCATCATCAGCAGCATTACGAAGGGTGACAACAGCAGCACTAGAATCAGTATTGGAAACCCAAACTGCGGTAACTCCTGTATCAAATTTTGTTGTCCCTGCTGCTAACGCAGTAGCAGTTCCTAAGATTCTCATTCTTCCGTTTCTCCAGTTTCGGTTTCTACTTCATCCTCAACTTCATCATCAGCAAAGAGTCCAGCTGCCACTTTTGGTTTTACCGCATCAATTTTTTCTGTTGCCTTTGCATACAGAATTTCTTTAATCTTATCGCTAACATCTGATGCACTTGCATCATCTGATACCATCATATCCATTAAATCATCCATTTTATATTAAAAATAATAAGAACTATTAGGTATTTATATTTCTCCTCCTTCAGGAGCTTCTGTTGCTTTTCCAGATTTTTCTAAATCTGGTTCGGTAATTGGTTTTCCAAGATCCATTGAAGTGTCAACAGGTAGTCCAGTTGCTGGATCAACTATCACATTTGGATCAGGCAGAATTCCTGCTTCAATTTCTTTTTTAATTTGAGCATCAATTTCTTTTATCTCAGTTTCTGTCTGCTTCAAGATATTCATTCTTACATATTCTGCTGAGAAAAATTTGCCCATATATGGTTCCATGGCATTAACAACTCCAAGTTGCTCTTGCATTAATTCATTAGCTTTCAGATCAGAGAAATGATTATCATACAGATAATCATATTGAATATGATCTTCTAATTCTTGCCAATCGTCAGGAGTGCAAATGTTTTTCAGAATTAACTGAGTCTTCAGCATATCGTTGAAGATTCCAGAAAATCTCTTACGCAGTCTGCCAACAAACTTAGTAAACTTCAGTTCGTCACGCAGAATTTCAGAAGAACGACCTAAGTTAAAACCACCAGCACTATCAAGTCTGCTGGAAGGTACATTCAATGATTTGTAAAGTTTGGTTTGGAAGTAATCAACGTCAGCTAATTCTCCAAGATTTTGTCCACCAGGAAGTGTAGAGATCTCAGTTCCTCTACCACCTTCACGGCGAGGTAACCAGAAATCTTCCAACATTGCCATATACTTACGGTCATCACGAATTTCTCCAGTGTCCGCATTATAGACAAGTTTGTTACGATAACGATTCATTACGTCACGCAGATATTGTTCTGCCTTAATTTTTGGCAGATTGCCAACATCAATATAGAAGATTCTACGCTCAGGCGCTCTTGATAATCTGTAAATAACCAGACTATCTTCAACCATTCTTAATTGGTTAAGTGCCTTGATCGCTTTATGCAAATATGATAAAACTGTCTGCTTATTACGATCTATCAGACCTGAGGTTACATATGTAATTGCATCTTTTGAAATCTTTACTGAACCTTTATTGTTTCTACTTGGAACAATACCACTATTTTTTGTAGAACTATTTGGATCGTAAAGATAATATTCTTCCAATTCAGGTGCAGCATAATTTTCTGGATTTCCAGGATCTTTACCTGCTCTCGCTACATCAAATGGAGATTGAGAGTTTGGTCCAGTCTTCTCTTGCTTACGGATCAAACGAATTTTAAGTGGATCAATATATCTAATATCTTGAATTCCTTCTTGGGGATTTTTTAAATCTATAACTTTATGATAAAAAACTCTTCCGTCAATATACCAAGTTCTGAAAATTTCATGACACTTCCTATCGAAGTTCATCATGTTTTTAATATTTTTAAATTCTTGCCTAATAATATCTTTTAACTTATCCGAGGCAGGAAGATTTGTCAACTCAATTTCTACAGGAGAATCATTGAGATCAGATACAATTGCTTCATTTACAATATCTTCAATCGCACTATCACACTCAGGGTGCAGACACATTTCTCTGTATCTACGTACCAGATCCTGCTCAGATTTATAAACTCCCTCGATATCTACGTACTGACCGTAGAAACCACTAGAGACATAAAAATCTGACTTATCTTCGTCAGAAGGCGGAACTGGGGAGACAATTCCTTTACTGGATTTGCCTTCCCCAGGTTCTGGTAGTTTAAAACCAAATAATTTAGCCATTAATCAAAGTTTGAACTTCTTATCTTACTATTTATGATCCTGTTCCTAACTGGGTTGAACCAGCAGCATCAAGAGCATCAGTCCACTGAACTTCCATTGTGACGCTAAATTCTTCAATCTGATCACTTGAGTCATAAGAAAGTGGGATATCGGAAATGCTTGTTGGGAAAGTTCCGTAGAATCTGTACTGCTTAAGTACAGGAAGTTTTGCCTCTGTAGATGGAACAGTACCACCAACTTGTGCTCTACCAAGTTGCTTAACATACAGATCCTTCTGATAATCAGTTGGATTTGTAATACCAGCATTATCTTCATGCTTGTTGATGAGATTCATCCATCTCTCAAAAGCAGTTCTAATGGTAAAGTCAACATCATTGATGATGGTGATTGTCCAAGGTTCAAATGTTCTGTCTCCAGCAACCTTCAGATTTCTACCTCTGAAAGGAATGTTAATTGGAGCGATATTTGAAGCGGGGAGATTTGCCGCCTTAACCATGAAGCGAGTTCTGTCGGTTAAGGCATCTCTAGTTGTGTTGTTGGGGATAGCATCATCGGGGAAGTACAGTTCACATTCAAATAGATTAGGTCTTGCACCACCCCCAATCATTCTACCCTTGAATGCATCAAGGGTTCTGTCCTTGGTGTTTGGGATGTTTCGGTTAGCCATTAATAGTTTCCTCTAGTGAATTAATATTGTAAAATTAAACGTTACCAACGACTTCCTCAAAGCTTACTCCCGTGCGAGTGGCAACGAAAGAAAGACCGATGAAGTTAATTGATCTTGCAGGTTTCACGAAGATATCTGCTTTGAACTGGTTGGAATCAATAATATCAGGAGTATTATTGGTTTCATCGCAGATTACGACAAAATCATTAATTCCTCTCTTCGCTTTTACATCACGGAGATATGGTTCAACAATGTTAACGAAGTTGGATCTTGTAATGACATCATTGAATTCAAAAAGTTGATCCTTCGCTGCACTTTCAATTGATGACTCAATGGTGAGGAATAAGCGACGAACATTAATTCTGTCAAATGCAGATGCTTTTGCAAGTCCAGTTCTATCACCAAAGAGGATAATTCCAGTGCCACTTTGAGCAACAATTGGATTAATTCTCTTAGGATAAATCAGGTCTCTTTGTGCCTCTGATGGGTTGTAAGCAAGTTTTACTCCTCCATTGATTGCACCTCTAGAGGAACCAGCGGGTGAGAACCAAGGGAATTGATTTAGTGAAGTTCTTGCCATCAATCCAGCAACGTCTGCGTTACAAGGAACATATCTGAAGGAATTTGTAAATCTATCAAAAGTGTACTTATAACCAGAATCAAAGACTGCATAGGAAGAAGAAGTTACACCATTATAGAAATTCAGAATGTTGGTTGTCTGTGTATCAGAATCTGCTACGTTTACGACACCTGCTCTATGAGGAGAGATGCAAGCAATACAATCCTTACGCAAATCTGCAATTGCAATCAGTTTGTTTGCTTTTGCTTGTGACTCGAAGATTGTTGAACCGCCAGAAGGACCATTGATCAAGAAGTTAATATCATATTCCGCTGCATTAGAGAATACGTCATAACCATCCATTATTTCCTGTAATGTTGGAGCCATACCGCCTGTGGCGGAATAATTTTCTCCATTTATCAATGTAAATGTTTGAGCACCAGCAACTTTAAAGTTAGAACTCTGAGCATTTGCTCCCCATGTGCCACCTGTAGTAGCAGTAAATGTATCTGAGGTTCCGGCAGAAGTTCCAGCATTAATTGAAGTATTTGTGGCCGCACCAGCAAAAATATACTGAGAATTGTTAGCGATCAAATCTTTGTAGTAAATCGCTTCAGTTGGTGAAGTCGTAGCGTCCATTGCTTTGGACAGGTTTACGTGCTTCTCAAGAATGTTTCCAGCAACTCCAGTAACTGAACCAGTATCATCAACAACAACTACGTGGATTTCATCATTCATACCACTTCTTTCGGAAGCATATTGTGAAGTTCCGGGTTTTGGTGCAATAGACTTCCAATATACAGATGAATTGGATAAACCAAGAGTCTGCATATCATACCAATCTGAAACATTTGTTGCAGAGGTAATAGTTACGGTGCCAATACCAGTAGAGTTTCTTGCGGTAATTGTATTTGCAAAAGTATTCGTGGTAGTTCCTCTTGAGAACGTAAAGACTGCACCATCACCAGCAGTACTAATACCGGTAATTGCCTGATCAACTGTAATTACACCGGCACCAACACTAAGAACTTTGGTTCCTGCTGTTACTGTAGAGTTTCCACCAGTAACTGTAACTACGTCATTAACTTGAACTCCAGTAGTTACGATACCACTAATTGTAATATCAAATGCAGTATCAATTGTACCAGCAGTTGTTGCAATACCAACAGATGTGGTAGTAGTTGTTGTGCTAGGAGCAACGAAACTCAGACTTCCACCTTGCTCATATTCTGCAGCAGCATAAGTACCGCTACCATCAACAGTGTCTGTAATTTTGATCGAGATTGATGTATCACTAACAAGTTCAGTAATAACACCTCTGATTACTCCGGTATATGTGGTAACAGTACCCACACCTGCTTTGCTTCTTCCAACTATTGATTGGGTGACTCCCATACCAACAGAAAGTCCAGCTGTACTTGCAATACTGATAATTTGGTCGGCAGCGTTATCAATGCTACAAACTTTTAGACTATTTGCCCAACGACCAGGATTTCTTGCTGCGAACTGCCAGGAAGTATCATCCTTACGATTATTTTCATAATCTTCGTAAGACTTGATTTTTACTGCTGTTCCTGAAGTAGCATTTTTGAGTGTGCTACCATCAGTTCTAACTACTCTTAAAATTCCACCATAAGAAAGGTATGAGGACGCACTCAACCAGTAGTCATACTGCGCGTCTGTGGATAATGGCTTACCAAAAGTCTTGAGAAGATCTTGCTCAGTTTCAATAAGAATAGGCTCACCAACGGGGCCTATCTCAAAAGGTCCAGCAATTGCTCCTACTTGCTCATTAGCAGCATCTGCTCTTCCAACAGTTAAATCAACTTCTCTTACCTTGACGCCAGGTGATACTAGATTAAGCGACATGTCTTTGCCTCGACAGGAGATTCATTTTTTACTAAAATTATTTATTATTTTCGACTTCTCAAATGGGGAAACAGTGCATGAACTACCAATCTGGATATTGCCACTTGCCTTGATCTGTCTGTCGGTTTTTAGTTATTCTCTTTTTTGTACACTCTTTACACTCATAAGAATATGATGATGGATACATTCCTCTATCTTTTCTAATTAGATAGAATCCATCAATTAAATCTTTTGTTTCACCACAAGTTCTACACTTTCTCTTCTTGAACAGTAAGTGCTCTAAACTAAACTGCTCATCAAAATCCATTATTGATATTCCCACATATAAGATCTATCACCATATTCATCAGTATGCCAAAGGTCACCATCAGCATCAACAAAACTAACATTATCATCTAATCCATCTGACATAAAACCAAATGGTGCCATATCTTGTTCAATTTGATTCTTCTGCTCTTCATATAATCTCTTTCTTACGTCCTGATCAGTCAGTTCCTTAAAATAATCTTGCTGAACCAACCAAGCATAGATGACAAGACACATTGCAAGGTCGTCATTACAACCTTCTTCTGCCTCGAATGATCTGTTCTTTTGAATGAATGTAGTCAGTTCTGAAATAATCTCATAGTCATTAAAGAGCAATTTGTCCTCTTCAATCATAGTCTTAAGGTTTAGTGATCCAACCTGTTTGACAGTTTTACTCATTTTGACACCAAGTTGTGTCTTTTTCCCAGAGAAACCCTGTCCTACAATTTGACCTGCTCTACCACGCATTGAGCACATAAGAAGGTTTTGGTATTCAAGGTCATACTGAATAATACTTGCTACTTGGTCTCCTACATCATTTACTTCACACAATACCCATGCATTATTATAACTTTTGACCACCTCATAGATGACATTGGGAAATAGCATCGGTTTGATTTCATTATTCCGATACTTTGCTACTACCTTATGGGGGAATTCTGTTATGTCTACAACTACAAATGCAGAAAAGTCTTCACTAACTCCTCTTGCAACGTCAACGGTACAGATATAATCATGTCCTTCTACAGGTTTTTCATATACATCCAATCCAGCATTTCTAGTGATTGGGGAATCATATACTAATGTTCTTAATTTACTTGGTGCAATCAGAGTATCGACAGATCCAAGGAATTCGCACTCGAACTCGATCTTAAACTGCTGTTCTGATGTGTTAGCAATAGTTTGTTCTTTCCAGACTTCATCTCTTCCTGGTACTTCAGACCAGTGAACGTCTGTTGGGATATAATCGTTTTTTCCTTTTTCAGCATCATGCCACAGACGGTAGAAGTGATTCATACCGTGTGGTGTAGATACAATAATTACTTTGGTGTTTTTACCAGAAGTAATAGTAGGATAAACAGAGGCAAAGAACGAGTCAGCAATGTGATTCGGGACGAACGCGAACTCGTCGAGAAAGAGGATGTTAAACGACATACCTCGGACAGCACTTGCAGACGTAGATGCTGCCAATATTTTACTGCCATTTTCTAACTCCAGAGATCCTTTGTTCCATGATATGATACCTTGTTGCATCCACTTAGGCAAGTTCTCGTAAGCAGTCTGTAATCTTCCAAGAAGTTCTCGGGCAGTCGCTGCTTTGTTTGCCAAGATGCCGATGTTGACACTATCATTGAATACTGCATAATGTAAAAGATAAGATACGCATGTTGTAGACTTACCAGTCTGTCGTGGCATCTTACAGATATTAAATCTGTTTTCGTGGAAATTGTTGATAAGTTTCTCTTGGAAATCATATGGCCTGAAAGGCACAAGACCTTCATCCAAACTCACAATCTTTACATAGTTCTGTGCAAAGTAAACAGGATCTTGTTTGCACTTGATAAATTCAGCAATTTGATCCTGAGTAAACTCAATAGGAGTATTTGCTTTTTTTAGATTCGGATTTCCAAGGTAAACATTATCAGACATATCATAAATTTCCTAAATTCAATACAGATTCTTGTGTCTTTAAATATAATTTAGCATAGCACTTTGCTACGTCTTTCAATATTTCAATACTGGTTACTTCGTCAATTTCCCTTGCAATTTTGATATACTCAAAACCTTTATTCAAATTTTTAAGTTCAATTTCTTCTGGGTTCATCTCTTTCTCCGGCAAACAATAATGGTTTAGTTGGATCTTTAGGAACTGGGTTGTAATAAAGTACGATTGCGTTTGGATATACTTTATGGATTTCTGCTTTAACTTCGTCTTTTGTTGGTCTAGAAAATTTAGCGAAGAACATTTGTATTTGTAAAGTTCTTCCCCTCCAGTTTAAAATTATACTGTAAGTTTTACCTCTCTCTTGTACTCGGAGATACGATTCTGCTAAATCTTTTCTCCAATTAGAATAATCTTCTTTAACTTTACGATCAGTTTTTACCATAGTTGGTTTAGAAGCACCAGTTTTTTTCTGTTGACCTGGATCTTCTCTTCTTTTGGCAGCAGCTGCAGCAAGTCTTTCTTTTTTAGACATACTTGCTCTTTTTGAAGAAGAAACACATTTAGGAATTCCTTCACCAGGTTTGTCACTTGCACATGAATCCCCTGTCACAACATTGACCCAACCCCTCTTACCATCTTTTGATTTAGACTTTCCAAACCAATTACGAAGACCCTCTTCATTCATGATAGATTCACTAAGTTTATCTACAGTGAACCAATTCCACATATTTGGACCATAACTACATTCCTCTTTATATTCATTTTTGCCACAAAGCATACAGAATCTTTCTTCTCCAGTAGATTCTTTCACTTCTTTTTTCTCCGGTAATCCTTTGTGCTTAGTAGATGCAAAATCCTTTGCATCTTTCTTTGTCATAGAAGCAGCAGCATCAGCAACTTCAGGTGATGGGTTTTTCATCTCACCTTTCTGGGTAGCACGTACCATGCCCATGAATCTTTGTTGTGCTTTGGATACTGCTGGCATTATTCTTGCTTGAATCCGTCTTTTAATAATTTTTGCAACTCTGCTGTTGAACCAACGAACAGCGCATTATTAACAGTAGTAGGCGATGATGCCTTATCCTCTTTATTTAGATCCTTCATTTTCTGTTGTAGATCAATCAACTTATCTGATACATCTCCAACACTTTTGATGAGTTGTCCAACCACTTCATATGATCTGGGTTGCTGTCCTTCTTGTGCCAGTTCAAGAATACCATTAATTGCTTCTTGACCCTTTTCAATCAAAGAATACAAGTTGCCACGAGTATACTCATAATCCTTAATATGATCTTCTTGCTTATTGATCTTATTAAGTTGTTGTTTAGTTTCTTTTACGATCTCTCCAGCCTGAACTTCAATATTCAGAGAGTCACTTATCTTGTCAAATTGCTCACTCATACATCAACTCCCTTACTTGGACTAAAGGTTCTACCGTCACCAAAATCAAATCTTTCTTCACTGAAACCAAAGTCATCACCAACTTCTATTAAGTTATCATCAACAGAATTTACAAGATCAATTGATTGATTTGCATCATAAAAATCTACAGATGTCCCATCTTCACCTCTCCGTACCAGAATAGTATTACCAGTAATTTTTTTAATATACATCAACTCGTCTTTTATCGCGATATATGAATCGGCAGTTAAGGTGGATCCATCTGTAACATCAAACTGTGTCTGAGTTTCAGTTATACTCTCTGCAAGACTGGTTGTTCCATCATTATTATAATCTTTAATTGCCCTTGGTTCAGCAGTATATCTAAGTTCTCTCTTTGCAGTCTTAGTATTTGTGCTTGTATGATAATCGACTTGAACTTTTTTAATGAGACCTTCACTACTATCAGCAATTGGTCCAAACAAGAAGGTTTTTGCGGTAAAATCTAAAGTATGAACAATAACTCTTTTCTCATCATACCCAGATTCATAGTTATCATCAAAACTTACATTATCAAGAACCATTGGAATATCTCGCTTCTCACCAATAGACTCAACTAAATCAACTGTTACATTAAATGATGGTTGAAATATAGGAAGAATCTGTTCAATAATTTGCATTGCATCTTCATTATATTGTGACATTATCGATAACCTAATTCCCAAATTATAAGGAACCGGCATGAAAACTTTCTTTGCTGTCTTTGATCCGTCTTTTGTAAATGTTTTAAAAGTCTGCATAGTAGAAATTTTTCTACTATTATCATATTGTATACTGACCAATTCAAATGCCAATCTGGGAAGAGTGATAGATACTCTTCTTCTTGGATCTGGTTTCTGTTCTAAACGGGCAATAAACTTCTCTGCAGGACCATATGCAATAGGAACCTTTACAGTAGAAAAGTTAGATCCGTCTTGCTTTTTATGCCGAAGTTCAATAGTATTAAAAAGAGTTCCAAAAGCAATAATCGTCTTTCGGATTATCTCATGATAATGATATGTTCCTAACATGACACTTTGTATTACCTATAGTAACTATTTAGAACTCACCAAATGGGTTCCTTTCAGTAAAGTCTAAAATATTATCTGCTTCCGTTTCAAATTCGATATTATCTGCATATACATCATACTCATCTTGATCTGATATTGATTGTATTTTGTACGCAGCATCCGAACCATTTTGTGTTGTTCCAATGCCAACCACCATTTCACCTAAAGCAAAATTACTAGATGTATTTGTTACTTGTAATACCCTAGTATCTGCATCCCAGTTGGATACGTACGCTGTAGTGCCTGTAGAGACGCCTCTGACAAGTTCTTTATACAAATAGTTATCCGTATTGATTCCAGTCACTGGAGCAGATATGGTGACGGTTACTGGATCCGATCCTACAGTATATCCCATACCAGCATTGGTGTATCTAATCGAAATAATTTCTCCATCTGTATTGAATTGTGCATTTCCGGTTGCCCTTGCAAGACCAGTGAAATCTTTAATGGAATCACTATTATCAATAGTAACTGTTGGGGTAACAGTGTAACCAGCACCAGCATTTGTAATAGTAAATCCAGATATAGTTCCTCCAGTTCCTACTATTGCTGTAGCAGTAGCAACAGATGATGGTGTAGATGTACCTGTCCCAACACCAATAGTTACAGTTGGTGCTGTCGTATAACCAACTCCAGATTCTGTAACAGTAATCGATATGACGCTATTACCTGTTCCTATTCCAGCAGCTGCTGCCGCACCAAGAGAAGGTGAACTGAATGTGACTATTGGATCTTTAAAATATCCAGATCCTTGAGCTGTGATAGTTACTGCACTCAAAGCCCCGTCTGCTAAGATTGCTGTAGCAGCTGCACCTGTTCCAAAAGTATTTTGACTGCGGATAGTAATAATGGGAGGAACAGTGTATCCAAATCCTGGATTTGTTAATTCAATTCTATCGATAGACTGTCCTGTTTGTCCAGTCCTACTAGTCATAATTGCTACAGCAGTAGCATTAATTCCTCCAGATGGTGCAGTGGTGATTCCAATGAGTGGTGCAGTAGTATATGCTGTACCATCATTAATGAGATCAATCACTCCAACTGCTGATCCTCCTATTATACCCGTTTCTTCTGCTCTTTGTATTGTTCCAGTTGCCGTAGTTGCACCAGTTCCAACCATTGTAAGTCTGGTTGTAAATATGAAATCAGTAACTGACTCGTCTACCGCTTCAATTCCAGTATCGACATTTTCATCTAGAGCAGCATCCATTATCTCACAACTTAGTTGATAAACATAAAGTTTATTAAGTTGATAAAATGGTTTCTTTGCCTCTACATATTTAATCTCAAACATAGTATTATCAAGAGGCAAATAAATTAAATCACCTTCTTGTGGTCTTGATGTTACTAAAATACGAGAATCTGATTCCAAAAACGGTGATATCATATCATCATATCTTTCCTTAGAGATGATAAGAGTTACACCGTCTGTCGATTGAACTCCAAATTTAGATAATATATCTCCTCCGCCAGTAAATCCCTCATAGTTGGCAAGATATGCTTCTATTCTGTACGAATCATCAAACTGTGAAGCACTAACTTCATTTAAAATAGTATCTCTGTTGACCATCTTCCGTGGAAGATAAACAACATCCTGTCCGTATATTTTTAATTGCTCGTTTATAAGATCCTGAACAAGTCTTTGTTCGCTAGCTGATCCTTGTAAAAAGTAAGAATTTAAGGGCATAGTTCATCAACCTATCATATCGAGTGGAGGCATTTCATAAGTATCCCTGAGTTCTTTTTCTAGGAGTTCAAGATCATTCAGTGCATCATCATAAATTTGTCTTCCATTTAATTGAACTCCTCCAGGAAGAGAAACACCTTGGAATTTGATAAGATTTTGTCCCCACTGCCTTTTAATTAGTGCAGTAGTATATTTCTTTAACCAGGAATCATTGTACACATCCTCTGCATTTGCTGGATTGACTAATCTATAGCAATCAAGAACAATATAATTATCATCACTAAATTCACCCCAGTCAATATCTAGATATAACCTATGATTTTTCTTATTGAATCTGAGTTGCACATCTGGAGTAAGAATCCTGCTCAGATCCTCCAGATATGTTTTAGTCATCGTATAGTTTAATAAATCAAGTGCTCCATAATAATAAAGGTCATTCAAGAACAATTGATATTTAATGTTGAATAATCCACTAGAGATGGTACTATTATCCATCTTAAAGACTTTATTTACACCAAGAACGTGATCGGGAAGTTGAAGAAAATTTTGATTCTCATCCCAACTCACTGATGCAATACCAGTAGTGGAAGTTGCTGTTGTAGTAGTAATTCCAGTTTTCAGTGTGTTCTTTTCTGATTCAGTAACTTTATGCTTTAAGAAAACTCTCTCAATTCCATCATAATGAAACTCTTGATATTTTTGAATGGCATCATCTACCAAATCATCAATTTGATCATCATCAACGTTGATTTCCAAGACAGGATAACCAAGTCTCCGTAATGAATAATCAATTAAACCTTGTCTTGTTGATGGTTGACTCATTCTTCGATACCTGCTTCCTGATATTTATTCGGTGGCATTTGATTTAAAGTATTCTGTAACTCAGCATAATCTTGTTTAAGAGATTCAAGTTTAGATTCTAATAAAATATTTTGATTCATTAGTGATGATATTTTAGAATGATAATTTCTAATTAAAATATTCACGTCAACATCTTGATTCATTGTTTAGAACGTTCCTCCATCTAATGTGTCAGTCCAACTTGGTTTGTTGGTGTATACAACAGTTCTTGTATTTGGTGTGATAGAGATGCTTGTACCATTTACAACCAGATCATTGGTTGTATCAAATGTTCCTTGTTCACCAATAACGGTTAAACTATTTCCATTAGTAATAGAAGTCTTACAGACACCATAAGCAGAACTATTGTTTTGCTGTGTGATTTGAGCACCAGCAGCAATTGTCGCATTAGATGGTAATGCGAGAGTAATTTCTGTAACAGCAGTCAAAACTTGTGTAGAAGTTTTCGTATCTGATGCGCTTGTTGGATTATTTGTTGAGTTTTGCTTACCATCACCATCAAACCATACTACACCATTAGTATTAAAGTCTCCAGTTTGGAAATAAATTCCTTTAATATCAAGGAAACCTCTAGTACCAGTGACCTTACTATTGGTTATAGTTGCATCTGGAACATATGTCCAAGAACGAGCAGGTGCTGCACTATTGCCGTTTGTATCACCATCAATATAACCAAAAAATCCTACTTCATTGTTACTAGTTCCAGTACTTGTATTATAGTTAAACGAAACACCTCTATCTGTATTTGTATCATAAGCATGAGTAACAGTAATCTGTGTTGTTGTACTGATACCACCAGAGGTTGTTCCACTAAATGTTACAATTTTACTTGAGGCATTGTAACTCTGAACAGTGGCAATACCAGAAGCATTGATATTCGTAGCAGTAAGCACATCACCAGTATTAATACCAACTACAGAGTCAAGAGTGATTGTAGAAATACCAGAAGCAACTGTAACCATTACAGTTCTTACACTGGTTACATCACCAAGATTGAGAATTGGATCATTAACAGTTACTGAACTGGAATTTACTTGAGTAGTTGTACCATCAACTTGTAAATCACCTTTGATTATAACCGTACCTTCATTACTCAGACCATCGGGGAATGGATCAATATATAATTGGTTTCCAGATTTGGACGAAATTAAATTGGATGAAATGCCAATATTTTGAATTTCTACCGCGCCATCAAAATTAACTGTACTTGAAAATGTTGCTTCTGTTCCTACTGTAAAGAGAGCACCATCAAAGGTTAAGTTAGCATCATCTTCCAGTTCACCATCAGAACCAGCAATTACTACACGATTATTTGTAAGATCTTCTACCTTGAAAGTATTTGCTTGTCCACCAGAATTAATATCAAGTAAACCACCAGTAGTGGTTATCCCAGAAACATTTACATTATCAAGTTCGGTGTGACCATCAACATCTAAGTCACCATTGGCATCAATGTTACTGGCAAATGTGGATATACCAGTAACAGTTAATCCAACACCAAGTGCTAATCTAGTTCCATCAAAAGTGAAGTTAGCATCATCTTCAAGTTCACCACCAGAACCAGCAATTACTACACGATTTTCTGTGAGGTCTTCAACAATCAGAGTATCTGCAGTAACTCCACCATTAGCATCTAATAATCCACCAACAGTTGCAATTCCACTTACATTCACACTGTCTAACTCAGTGTGCCCAGTAACATTAAGCCCCGAACCACCTGAAATATCTGCACCACCATTAGCATCAATAGCACTAGTGAAGGTTGATACTCCCGATACATTAAGATTATCTAATTCGGTATGACCATCTACGTCAATGTCACCACCGACATTTAAGTTTTTCTCAATACCAACGCCACCCTCAACAACTAAAGCACCGGCATCTTTGCTAGTTGAATCAGTTTCGTCTGATATTGTGATCTGAACCCCATTATTATAGTTCCAATCGGCACCAGTTACCTGAATTTTGTCGGCACCGTTTTCATCATACTCAATTTTAGAGTCCTTACTAGTACCAAAAGTGAGGAAGGTATCATCAGGAATGACAATCTCACCGGATCCATTAGGATCAAGGGTGATGTCTCCATCAGTATTACTTGATGAAAGTGTATTTCCGTCTAACGTTAAATTATCTACGTTCCATTGATCAACTTTCCTACTCTGATCAAGGATAGCAACGAAACCATTTGCAGCAGTGGTTGGGTTTGCTTGACTTGCAACCTTACCTGGTTCAATACTTAACAAGTCGGTGTAATAACGACCACCAACTACTTGTGCATTCTGAGCATTATCACCAGCAAATACTCTACCACCTTTATTGCCGTGAGTACCTACTCCAACTGTAAGACCTAATTCACCATAGTTAAGACTACTTGGAGCGCCTGTCCCTGTAGATCTTTTTACCCTTATAATACTTGCCATGGCTTAAAAATTTCCTCCATTGATATCCAAGTTTTGAGCAGAACCCGGTGTTAATTCTAATGTTGCTTCCCATCTACTATTGGAAGTATTATAAACTAGCACCATTCCATTCTGTAATCCACCTGAAAAATCAATGTCACTTAGAGCACTTAATGTGCCCCCGCCACCTTGCATAGTAGATGCAACCTTTACAGCATTTTGAGAGCCTAATCTAACTTTTGGTGATGATTTTGCTCCCACTTTTACGTGAATGTTAGACATACGTTTTAACCCGTAGTAACTCCAGCGGTAACAATAGCACTTCCCTCAACTACTCTTGTTTTAATTGAACCATCGTTTATCAAAATATCATAAACGTATCTTCCAGGTTTCAAAGAATTCGTAACAGTAGATCCCAAGGAAACTTGAAGTTGCCCAGCTGTTGGTTGTGGAAAAGATACAGCAAAAGTGGCAGTGGTTGTTAGCGAAGAAGGATGCTTCTTCATAATTGAAGAACCAGTGTAACCGGTTAAATTCATTGGTGCATTAGAGGAAGTTTCAAGATTGAAAGTTTGACTGAAATCGGCACCAACGTCGATTACGATATTGCTAACATATGCTGCCATTACTACAACTAATTAGATTCATCTTTAGGTATTTATAAATGATTTTTTGCAATGGTAAGTAAAAGATCTTTTATGTCTTTCATATCATCTTTTAATGATTGAACATCGTCTTTTAAATTTTGCATCTCCATCTTTTCTTTATGCTTAATTTCGGAGATTCTTAAAAATTTATCATATTCAGTTTTATTATTATTCACAATAGCATTAGATTCCATATCTCTAATGAGAGAGGAATCTGTTTTAACTTTTAAATACCTATTCATATGCTCTGAGTGCAATTGCTCTAAAGTTTTTAAATCTAGGTGGCTTTGCTTGACTGGTAGAAGTCATAACAACCTTAATCATAAATCCATTAAATTGTGGAGTATTTTCTGCAGTGAATTTATACTCACTGAATGCATTTTCTGATTGATTTGGATTTACTAGTTTATCTGAAGATCCGTCAGAATTAAATGGAATATATGTTTGGGTATCACTTCCATCTTTTCTGAATAACTTATAGAATACACGGAAGTCCCCTTCAAATTCTCTATGCCCATCAAATTGAACATAAAGCGAATTTGAAGCAAATTCAAGATTGATTTGTTTAGTTTCATAAATTGCAGCATTTGGATCTGCTCCTGAAATTCTGACTCTACTATCTGTTTCAAAATCAGTCACCACATCATTGACCAAATTACTGATAGCAATAATATTTGTTGTATCTAAATCAATCAAAGGAGATACATCTTCAATATTAGTAGAAAGAAGAAGTTCCAATGCAAATGACTTTTCATTGGAAAGAATTCCTGCTTCATTTACCTTAGAAGCAACAATTCTTGGACTATCAAGACGATTTAATTTATTAAGAGATACTTGCTCATATCCAAGAGTGGTGAATGATCCCTCAGAACCACTAATACTTGTACCAGTTGTAGTTTTAATTTTGGATGATAAACTTGTACCAGATGGAGTTATAGTATTGAAGGAAGGTCTAATATATTCAAAAGGAATATTTTGTGAAACCTGTACTTTATCACCACCACCAACTTTTGATTTAATGAATTTTTTAGTAGTATCACTCAATGCTATGTGGTAACTATTAAATGTTATCTCTCTTGGATCGAGATCATGCAGTTTATTGATCTTACGTAATGAGATGCCATTAAATTCATACTTATAAACATTTGCACCTTGGGCATGAGTAGACTTAAGACTACTATCAACTACTCTAGTATCAATAGTAATATTATTTCCGCTAATAGTTTTGTAAGAAATAATTTCTTTATTAACTAAAATGTAACCAGGATTACTATTACTGACTGCTGCACCTTCAAATGTAGTGAAAGCAGTTCCATCTGCAACGCTGATAATGCTCGTATTATCACCAATAGAAGCAGTTAATGTTGTTGGTGCTACATCACTCAATACTCCACTAATATCAACTTTATTTGTTGCAGCGTGCATACCATGGTTATGGTGATCAACCATCATAGTTACACCATCTCTAACTGAATCAGTAATAACCGCAGTTGGTTGAGTTAATGTTGTAGCTACATCTGAACTATCCAAATATGTAACTGCACCAGAAGAACTAGTAAAGTTATCACTTACATTATCAACAATAATTTTGTTAGTAGTAGGCGCACTGCTAACAACTGCTCTGACTCCAGATCCAGTTGCACCAACCTTATTTGCTACTAACAAATCACCCTGAGCATAACCTTCACCACCATTTGTAACAGTAACGGAAACGATTGTTGAACCAGCACCAACAACGACACTTGCTACACAAGAATTACCAAATCCAGTTACTGAGTCAAATTGGACTCCTGCAAATGTACCAGTTGTTAGACCAACACCAGTTGTAGTTTCAAAAGATAATACACTTGCTGCTCCACCGACAGCAAAAATATTTCCAGTTGTAGTTCCTTGTACAAGTCGATTACCATTAGTAAATGTTACGGATGTAGAAGCAATTGAAACTGTTTGTCGCTTAGAATAAGCAACAATTGGATTATCTTTTCTAATTGTTACTGTTGGCAGTTCTTTATTATATAAAATAACAGAAGAAGGTGTGCCAGTTACAAATTTAGCCTTATTAAGTTTAAACTTGAGATCTTCTAACTGACTTGGAGTCCATGTTGACTGGTTTTGTGAGTTGAACAGAGATCCAAGATATGGTTGTCTGTTATATACAGACTTAAGAAGAAGATCCTCTTCACCCATTCTAGTAATAAATGCAAAATATTTTTCTGTTGGTGCAACAAGAGTTAAAGCATATTCATAACCAGACTGTAGATATACTGGAGTTGGGAACTTGAAGTTAGTTGCTACACTACCATCCTCTGAAGTTTTTACATCAGATGGATCAATATTCATTTGACCAAAAGGAACAATAGTTGTAGTTGGACTACCATCTCTCATGGTTCTAATTTGAACTGTAACTGGAACAGTATCATCCTTTGTCTTGAAGAATAAATCTCCTCCAGTTACAAATATACCATCTGCATTTTCAGATTCAACCAAGAATGATTGTGCAAGTGGATCATACCATCCACCAGCGTTAGTTTCAGTCCTAGTAATTTCTCTGGTAGAAGTCTCTTGAACAACTCTGGTTACAGGTTGATCAGTACCAATTTGCTTCCTTTCAACTTCAGCAGTCTTAATTGAAAGAACTTGCTCTTCTACGCTCTGGGCATATCCAGTTGCATTGTATGTGGATTCTGCAGAACTTTCTCCAGGATCAAGATCTGCTTTATTAATTTTACTCGTGGTAACACGAATAGTATTCAGACCAGTGGTGAATTTTGGATTAGAAGAAATCTTTGGATCTGGAATATGAAGGGTAAAGATCAGGTCTCCCTTTTCGTCACTAATTAATGGAAAATCTTGTACAACTGCTTCAGCAGATCCTGTTGTGTTAACGAGAACCATTCCCTTTTCTACATATCCAAGATGGTCTGGTCTAGTTTGTGATGCTAAACCTGCAGTATCAATATTCAACGTAGTTGAAGTACTAGTATAATTTGAAGGGAATCCTTGTATTGTTACATCTGCATCATTAAAAGGTCCTGTTTTGTGGTTTGGAGTTGCTAAGCGTATTTTGATTGATGGTTTATTTGCTCCATCACTTTGTTGCACTACAGTATCAACAATATCACCAGTTGCAAATGCACCCCTTGTCATCTTAATTGGTAGATATTTTGGAGTTGAATATTGTGTCATGTCAACATTTTCCATGAAGACATAATATCTTGTATTTGGTTTAAGTCTCTGACCAATAACTTCAATATTTCTGGTGCGGCAATTGTAAAGAACCTCAGTTCCTACAACTCTTTCGCCAAGACTTACAGTCTCTTCACCAGGAGTTAGTTCAAAACCAAATGTTTGCTCGATACCAGTCTCTTCAATGGTTGCAAGTCTTGTTTGCTCAATTTGTCTAGTTGTTTGACTAACTTGACGGATGCCAGCGCCACTACTTTCAGTCCAAGCTGATGTACTTGTAGATAACGTTTCTTCTCTAACAGTTTCTTCTTTAAGAACGTCTCTTCCAGTCCAAGTCTGTTCAGCAGAGTTCCAATAACTCGCTGCCATTCCACCATTTTCACGATCTTCAACACCAAGAAGAGATGCCATTCCATCAAACACGGCATCAACTTTAACAATGTCGGGAGTTGGAAGAATAACTTCCTCGATCCAGAAATCAGTAGCTGGATTTAATTCAATTGAACCAGCATAAAGTGCAATATGGAATGGATTAAGGTTTTCAACTCTTGTAGCGAGTGGTTGATCAACAAATGCAACCTCAGTAAAGTTTAAAGTCAAACCCTGAGCATTTCTAGTAATGTTATCATCTTCAAAATCAGATGCCCAACGATAATCGGCATTTACAGGATCTGCTATTGTAGACTTAGTTTCAAACTGAAGTGCAAAGTTTCTTTCTGTAGATCTGGGACGACATTCTCCTTTTACCATATCAATGTCAAAGAAAGAATCACCAGTTAAATTGTGAGATTCATGATTTCTAAAATTATCTACAAAGAAACCAGACTTGAATTTATCCAATCCAGTGTTAGGATCTTTAATTGACAAATTCTTAGTGTCAGTCTCAAGTAATGAAAGGGTGGTATAATTTTCAAGATTCTTAATTCTGTTTTCGAGACTACCAATATCCCTCATAGTGAATCTCTTATGAGGGATCATTCTAAGGTTGCAATCAAAAGTTGCATTAAAGACATATGGTTTCATGTCAATAATACCAACCTCAAAAGCCTCACTATTATTCACTGGTGCTTTTGGATATTCTGCTGGTTCACCTTTTTTGATTTCAAATACACCATCTTTGGTGAGATATACTCTATCAATTCTACCAAGATAATACGAATAGTCTAAAATAACAGTTTTATTGGGTACTGCAGTTTCTGAAGATGAAGTATTAAATGTTTTTCTTTCATAAGAGAATGGAGACTTATTAGAAGTTAAACTCATAGGTTTAATTCTTGGTCTTAAATCAATATAATCAGATGCTCTTCTATCAATAACAAGAGGAATTTCAGTTGAATAATCAAGAGCATCATAACTGTTAATTGACTCTACAGTTCCAGAACTTTCATCAGTATTAAACACATCATATACAATTTTAAGTCTTCTTGTTGGTTCTAATGCATCTGGGTTTCTAATAATTCTCGCAAGATCAACATAATCCTCTCTTTGTCCATCATCTAAAGTAAAGTTATCACTGATATTTCTATCACCAATTGTCAGATTACTAATTGTAGCAACTATTCCAGAAGTTTTTAATGTAAATGATTCATTAAGTGCAAATTTACGATCATTTTCATAAACAAAGTCCAATTTAGTTCCACTTGAAACACTTACAACACGAGCAACTGCTCCCGAATCTGTACCAATAAACTGCTCACCAATTATCACATTATTAGTAAATGTACTTGTTTGTGAGGATACGGTTACTGTAGGAAGATCAGCATCAGCATTATCATTAGACTCAAATACACCTAAGACACGGTATGCTTCTGGGAATGGAAGTGCAATTTCGTCATCTTGAACTCTTCTTCCATATACATCACTGAATGTAAGTCCATCATTAAATGTTGTAGTTCCAATTCCTGCTCCATTTAATTTGGAATTAACTATAGTAAAGACCTTACATCTATCAATGGTCTTTGTTTTTGACTTTAATGTGGATCTCTTACAAGTTACAGTAAGAGTGGAATTTCCTGTTTGTGAAAGATTTGTAATTTCAATTTCTTTCAAGTTAGAACTAATCGTAACCTGATTTGCTGTAAGGATTTCTTTCTTTCCCGTTGCCCAAGTAAGAATATAATTAGTCTGAGTAAAGGGTTCAAAGAATAAATCATCATCACCAAGATCACTAATTGGGAATGTAAATGTACTTCCGGTTACATTTTTGGAAATTTGCTTTCTAACAATATAATTACTATCCAGTAAATTTATACCAGAGACATTCAGATTTTGAAGTTTAATTCTCTTTCCAGTTTCTTCTGCATTTTCCAGAACACCAGTAACTACATCAAAATCAGTAGTGGTGATTGTACTACTGGTGCGAGATCCATCACATACACCAATAACAGAAGGGATTGAATCAATTGTAATATTATTCTGAGTAACTGCAGTTACTCTATTGAAGATTGGAAGACTTGTGCTATCGCTTGAACTTGTATATCTGACGATATCGTTAACTTTAACAAGATCTCTAAAGTCAGAAACTCCAGGAGAAACTGTTACACCATCGGTATGACTGATAGTAAATTCTGCTGCTTCTGGGAATAACTTCTTCTGTCTAGTCTGAGCAATGTTAGCAGCAAAAGTAGTAGTACCTGATCCGACTCTTTCAACAGACTTTATATCAGAAATATCATAGTCTCTAATTGAGGTAACATTTCTACCCGCATCAAGACCTTGAATTATAAGAGGTTCATTTAATTGGAATTGACCACTAACACTGCTAAGTTTAATGGTCGTTGCATTTGAAAGAGCATTTACACATAATCCGCTAGCACCACTATATTTTCCTTTTACATGTGCAGTGTCAACTGCAGTAACTCCTAAACCAACTGTCAATTCTGTATATAAATCAATATCAAATACTCTAAAATCATATCTTGCTGTACTAACGCCAGGAGAACTTACTTGTTCAATATCATATACTCTTGCATTTCCAATAGTGTCGCCATTTGCCCATCCTGCGGATAGTGCTCTTTGATCCCTAAAAGTAACCTTGTTAGCAGCGTTAGTTAAATTTATATTTGGAGAACCATATAGATTTTCAATTTTAAGGACATTTCCAATTTTTATTGGAACACTAATATTTTCCTTTGTTCTTGTAGTTCTTGGTTTCGCTACATCAATAGATGATGTTGAAATTTTATCAATTTCATATCCCCTCACATATGCTTTACCTGGAGATATTTGTAAAGTATAAAGTGAATCTGATGGAATATTTCCATTTTGTGTAGTTTGTGATTCAAAATAGATACCATTATTGGCAAGTCTATCATTTAGAGTTTCTCTAATGTCTATAGAAAATGGTCTTACATAATAATCTCCAGATTCATCATAAGTTCTTCTTGCAAGTTCATCTTTGAAAATATTATAATCGGTCTTCTGGACCATCTTACGAACTTCACCATTTTCTACACGAAGAAGTTCAATAAAACTGAGATCATCAGTATCATTAATTGATTTCTTACTTAAAGTGACACTAATCTTAAATCTGTCTGCACCAGGAGCAGATTCATTTGAAAATCCTTGAGCGTTATCAAATAAATCAGGATTTTGAGATGAAGCACTTACAATATCTTCATTAATTTGAAGACCAACTCTATAACTAGGTGAATTTGAATATTGATCTAAAATAACCGTAGATTGAGCAGCCTTAACAAAGTAACCTCTAACAAAAAATACTCCTTCTGATAAGGAAGCAGATGAACCAGTTTTTGTTGACTCAGATACAATCGCTCTGGCAAATTGACTATTTGCAGGAATAGATGTATTAGAATAATTAATAGCTCCGAGAGTAATTAAATTCTCACCGTCCTCAAATGTTTTTGTTACTCCATCAGTACCAGAAGAATTATATTTGATATAAAGAGTATCAAATCCATCATCTGACTGTGTGCTGGTCAGTCTATTTACAACTGTTGCTTTTACACCTGAAGTTTCGCCTTGAATTTCAATATTTCCGTCAACTAATTGTTTTGTATATGAAGAAACGGGAATACCAAGAAAAGTGGAGTCAATCCTAAGAGCATAATATCTGTTATCATAGAAAATTCCACCAGGTATGACTATTGCACCTTCTTTAAAGAAATGCTGTCCAAATTTTTCAATTTGATTCTGTAAAATAGATTGAAGTGTAGTTAATTCCCTAGATTGAATAGGATATCCAGGTTTAAACAAGACCTTATTATAGTTCTTGTCCTCATCAAAATCATCAAAATATGGAGAGACATTTAAATTAGTATTCTGGGTCATGTTTTTAGAACTCTACTACAATTTTTACTTCTTCTTTTTGTGACGAGGACCTAGTAATTGGTGCTCTATTATCAATGTAAATAATATCTCCAGAATATATTTTTATATCTGGATTTGCATAACCTGCTGTGAATCCTTGTCCCAATGAAATAGATTTACTACCTACTGTTACTGTATTACCATTAAAACTAGCATCTGGAGATCCAGCTGGTGTCACATTGGGATTGTTATTTGCGTCAAATGAGTCAATAACATTTGTTCCACTAAATTTATTAAGTGTAAATCCAGCACTTGGAAATGTGGAAATACCTACTGGTTGATAGTATCTTAATACTTTAGTTTCACTATTATATGAAGCAACATAACCCATTGCAGTTTGACCTGCTCCAACTTCTTGTACAATTCTAGAATTTATTGGATAATCTGGTGGAGTACCAGCTAATTTAATTGCACCAAGACTAGTCGCTGTGGAACTATTTATTAAGGATCCACTAAAACCTAAAGGATTTTTTATAATACCCACTCTAGAAAAATCATTTCCAATTACATAATCAGGATCAGCATCATATTTGGAATAAATCATTACTCTATACGAACCCAATTCACGATAGATATCAAAACCATGCCCACCTCTTGGTGGAATAGGCACTTCAAAACTAGCTTCTTGTCCAGCCCCTACAGAAGTTATTCCGTCTTTACCAGATATAAGTCTGACGAATGCTCTCGTGTAACCACTTCCCCCATTTGACACCACAATATTATCAACTTCACCACCTTTAATTATTATTGTTGCTTCACCACCAGTCCCATCTCCTTCAATCTCTACATTATTAACTGTAAAATTACTAAGACCACCTTTAGCATAACCGTTACCTCTGTCTAAAATAACAATAGTTTCTATATGCCCATCTTGAGCTGCATTTTTTACATCTTCTGTATCTGCATCTCCCCAAACACTAGGAACTGGAATATAGTCATCTGTAGTAAACTTTATTATTTCAGAGGGGTTAATACTAAACAGATATTTCCATGTATATCCATCAGTAGATGATGTCTGTGGTTGAATATTTGTACCAGTTGGTTCTACAATTGATTTTTGTCCACCTGTAAATGATGGGTTCGATCCATTATTAATACAAAGATACACTCTATATTCAGAATTCATAACATAAAATTTGGAATCATATAAAGTCTTTGCACTAGTTTGAGGTGCCTCATTGTCAATATCATAATTATTCCTATACATATCATAGATAACTCCAGAAGTCCAATCATATCTGGGAACGACTTTTGCTACATCTTGAGATGTTATTCTCTTTAAAAAGAGCATACTATCGTGATACAGATTTTCCTGCTGAAAAGAATCCATTGGCTCTGTTGGCCAGTTACTAGCGTCACCATAATTCTCAACATCATCAAATGTTGGATTTGGGTGAGCTAAGAAACTATAATAATTATTTGTAGTAGTACCAATTCCAGTCAAACTTTTTGTAAAAGTATCGGCATTAAGTATTCTGAATTGGTCAGTAATTATGGCAGGCATGTCTGTCCGATTTTTTGATTATTTATACTACGAGTATGATACTTTCATTTGGCGAGATCTAGAAACATGAGGACTGGTTTCTACACCTACTATGCCATTACTATTATTGACAGTAAATGCTTTCGCATCTGATCTATTACCAGTAATAGTTCCCCAACTATAAGTACCATGACGATTAAGAGTAGATATAAGATTACCAGTAGAGATACCCGCAATAGAAATAACATTTGATGATACTCTAACTACAGATGATCCTATAGATGTTACTGCACTTACATGATAAACATTATCCAAGAATGTGGTACCAACATGAACTGGATCTGCATTAGAATCATTGATAATAGATGTAGTACCACTTCCAATGTAAGTATTTCTAATAACAAAGTAGTCTCCAGTAGAGATACCCGATCTCTCTATTTCATCTGGTTGTGTTGCAGGACTAGCATAAATGGATGCGTCTGGTTTGAGATCAAATTGAATCATTGGCGAATTTGTACCAATACCAGATGCACTAGTAGTAATGCCAATAATATCACCCCAATCACCCTCATAGGAAACTTTTTCAATTGTTTCCGCATATGCGGTAGTTCCCAATCCAACTATACGAACACTATTTGATATCTGTTGTAGATTATCAATCTTACTAAATGCCCATGTATCATCAACGAATATTTTAGTATCAGTAGCAGAAATTGGGGCAATAAGATTTGTTGATGGATAATATTGTAGTTCTAAACTAGGTCTAACTTTAGAAATATTTTCACCATTAATAATAGTATCTGATGTTTGCTTTGTCCAAGCAATTGGTCTCAGGAATGAAGAATCTGTAGTAATTCCTACACCATTATAAGTCTGAGTTTCAAGAGTATCAGATGCAATTAATTCATAAACAACTCTTGCATCTTGTGACAATAACGGTTCTTGCTCTTGCAGTCTTACTTTATCACCTGGTTTGATAGTCTGATCTATATCAACAACAATAAAGTCGTCAGCAGAACCAGTATATAAGTAAATTTGTAGTTTACTTCCACCCACAGGTGCTTCTTTAAAAGTAATTCTTGTACCGCCTTTGAACTCATAATCTATATTTGGTCTTTGGAGGACATCATTTATGAATATTAATAAATTGTTAGCAAGAACAATTCCAGAACCATCTTGTGCAACGATACTATAATATTCTTTTCCATCTCCTGTATCTCTTGTAAGTAAGAATGATTTTCTAAATCCATTAAAAAGATAACTAAAGTCATCAAGTTCAAGAAGTTGTCCAAATGTCCATCCACTAAATTTATCTTGTTTTCTACTCTTAACAGTAATCTGGAAAGTTGCCCCAACACCTACTGTTTCAAGTGGAAGAGATGGCATGGTTAATACTTCACCAATTTCATATCCTATACCAGAATCAGTCAAATCAAATTGAGTAACAGAACCACCTGTACCAACAACTACATCCATCTTTGCTCCAGAACCAGAACCACCCACTAGTGGAATATCTTTATATGGTGATGGAGCATCAATTGTAATAATTGGTGGACTTACCGTTGAGTATCCAGAACCACCATTTGTAACAGTAAGAGAAACGATTGTTCCACCAGCACCAACGGTTGCCGTTGCAGCTGCTCCAACCCCATTTCCAAGAGTGTCCGCAATAGAAACTCTTGGAGCGCTCAGATAACCACCTCCCATTGAAAGGATTCCAGTACTACCTACTCCTACGCTAAGAGATTGAATAGTTCCACCACCACTAACTACAACACTTGCAACTGCTCTTCTTGGTACAGCAATTCCTGAACCAGGATTAGCATCAAACTCAAGGATTCTTCCACCCTTTGGAATATCTCCATTCGCTGCAGTTCCTGTAAAATCAATAGTTTGTCCAGTACCAACTAATGAATAGTCCGATGTTAAAATACTACCAATATCACCATAGAACGGATTTTGGAAAATATTGTTGATCAAAACGATCCCAAATTCAGTACTAATTCCAGAAACTGATACGTTATTTGATTTAAGACCGAATTTATCTGTAGAACCATCAAAAGATTCAGAGATGTCATCTATAATAGTGTTGGAGGAATAATTTAATCTATAATATGCTCTACCTGAAAATATTGATCTTGTAGTAAGAGTTCCAATTCCTGTTGGACCATAAGGGGGATCATTGAAATATATTTTACCATGACGAATTCTATAATCACCAGAAAGTAATGTAGTTGGAGCTCCGGCAGTATGTGCAGCAGCAACAGTACCCATTGCACCACGATTAACAGTAAGGGTGTTTGTAGATCCAACACCAACTAATTTAACTTTAATTATTTCATCATTAATTTTAACTAAAGAATTTCCAGAAACGGCAGATACACTATTCAAGGTTATTGTGGTAGATCCAATACCAACTGCAGTTGTTAATCCAACAACAACATCTTTTCTTGCTAATGGACTCTGTATAATGTTATCAATTGCAATAATAGATCTTATTGTTGCAGCATCAGATGGAACTGCTAAACTATGAGTATTTCCAATTCCAGAAATTGAAGTGAAACTTACTGCTGTTCCTGCTGCTGCTTCAGTTGAACCAATTGCAAGTTGGAATCTATTCTGATCTCTTCTTATAGCAAATACTTTAGTTGGTAATTGATCAGTACTACCAATACCTGCAACAGTTGTAGTTACAATTCCAATAACTGATCCAGCATTTTGAGAATCATTAGTTGGGGAATATACCAATTCTTCTCCTGTATTAAAATTATGATCCGTAATTGTAATTATTGAATCCGAATCAATCACAGTTGATGGATTAAATGATTTATAAAAAACAGTTTCACCATCAGTGAACATTGAAAAAGTTGTAAGACCTACAAGTTGTCCGTTGGTATTTGATGATTGTCCCGTAAATTGTGGACTAATATCATCAATCATTAAAACTTTATTAGTTCTAGACTCGTTATAGTCTGTAAGTTCTTTAGAATCAAAAGTAATTAACTTAGATATATTGGGTAAATTGGTATCTTCAGAAGCAAGATCATAGAAAAGTCTAGTGTAAACTGATGCAAAACTATTAACTTCAAGAGACAATGAAACGACAGAACTATCAGGTTTGACTGAAACTGATTTTCCAATTCCATTAAGAACTTGCAAATCAGAAAAATTCTTATAACCAGATGTATGATTTAAAGAATTTATTGCTTCCCTCCAAGTAAGATAAGGAACTTCACCACGTACAGCATAGGAAAACCTTTGATAATAATCACTGTCATGTATTCTCTGGGAATTTAAACTTAATTTTCCAACATCATCTTTCCAAGAACTTAAATTTTCTACAGCGCTTCCCACAGTAAAGTCAAAGTCAAATGTAAATACTTCATTGACTGTTGCACTAAAATTACTAAGATCACCAGTAACAATGTCTTCAGATTTAAATTCTCCAGTGATATTTGTTACCTTTAATGTTTTAGATGCTGGATCCCACCCATTCTTGGATATGACTCCATCACCATTTGAAGTTGTAATTCTTTCGCCATCGACAAATTCAATATTTTTAAATTTTGGTTCAAATGATGCTAAATCTTCAACTTTTATAACTCTACCAAAATTATTATTGACATCATATGTTCCTGCATCTGTTCCCAATCCTACAATTGAATAAGATACAGATTCAGTACCACCAACTGTATTGATACCAGTTACAGTAAAATATGAATAATCATAATCACTTGAATTGTACCCATTTAACGCATTTAAAGTTTTTACATTTTCAACAAAGATTCTATCATTAACTGCGAATGGAAATTCTCCTGGTTGGAATCCACTAACAGGGGCCCTCAAAGAAAGAGTATTAATTTTAAATGCCGAAGTTGCTCCCGTAATTAAAACACCATTTGAGTTATTTGTAGGTATAATTCTTAGATCATCTGACAGATTACTACTAGTTTCTAATACCTCTACTTCACTGATAGAGTTTGCTTGAAGTTTCGATTTTAAAATAATTTCAGTTTTTCCAATTGCGATGACAGATGGTGCAACAGTATAATTTTTTCCTGTAGTTGTAATTCCAACCGATTCTAAAACTAAAATATTTTTTAATGAAATTACTGCATTAGATTTTGCTGCTGGGGTAAGAGTCTTATCAATTGGAATCTCTATTCCTTGATTCTTGATTGTTACATCAACAACGCTACCTATATCATCAGATACAATATTTAAATTAGCACCAACTCCAGATGAAGTATCAATAGAAGTTACTACTGGTAACTTCTTAAAAGATTTTCCTGGATTTACTAATTTAACAGAATAGATTCCTCCAGTCTCATTACTAGAATTTGTAGCATAAACTGCACTACTAAATCCAGAAGAATTATATAAATTAGTTTCTGGTGTCCCGACAAGTGTAAAGTTAAAAGTAGTTGATCCGATACCAGAAATTGTATGATCTGTATTGAATATAGAATCTACAACGACTACTTCAGAATTAAAATCTACCTCACTATCAACTGCTGATGGATATGTTTTTGTATTATTCTTACTTTTTGACTCTACTCTATAATAAAAATTATGTGGAATATTATCTGTTACTTTAATTGTTATTCCATTTGTATTATTTGTAATGTCGTTTGATTTAAATTTTGACTTAAATTCTGGATCAAGATATAATTCAATAAAATAATCATTAAGACTTGAATCTGTAGTTTTGAATTCTATTGTATTTCCTTTATGGATTTTAATTCTTGGATTTACTTTATCAAAGGTTACATTATTATGTGTTGCTGAACTTCCCCAGGTCATAAAAATTACTGGATTTATAGTCGTATCATACTTATTCTTTGCCAATCTAATACGATCAGTATCCACTTTTATCACATAATAAATTTTATTTTGTGATAATGCAGCATTTGATTCATCTGCAAGACCAGTTCCAGATGATTTAGTATAAATTACAGAATCTCCTGTGTCTAATCCATGATTTGGAATTACTATGCAACCACTTAAGGTACTAGTGTTTGATGTCACAACAGAGGTAGGTGACTTACTTTCAGTAGTTAAAGTTCTAAGAGCATCATTAAATTTAAAATCATATGATACAGTTCTAGATGGGAGTATATCCAGAGTAACTTGATCACTAACCTGAAGTTGATGATTTTCGAATAATTCAACAGTGGATGTTGTTTTTTTGAAACTACCTACAATATTATCTTTAATTACTTCAAAACTATGATTAATTCCACTTACTGCTGTAAAGTAGACATATGAAGTAGTAAATCCTGCTTGTTCTGTAGAGATACCAATAAAATCATTGTTCAATTTAACACAGAAAAGTTCGTTAAATGAATCCAAATCAAATGTGGGCGTCAAACCAATATTTGGTGATATTGATATACTACCATCATTTTCAGTATATGTAAGTTTATCTCCAGTATTAAATTTATGGTTTGGAAGATATATTGATCTAGGTGGGATGGATTTTTTAATTTCTACACCACCAGAAGTACCGACCACTTTTGAAGTGCTTACAGTTCCAATTCCGACTACTGAAGTAGCATCAAAATTCTGTTCGTATCCAAAATTATAACCTTCAGATTCGATCGGTGATATTTTAAATGAAAACTCTTTTGGATCACTAACTACTGCAGTATCAGTTGAATATCCAACACCTGAAGTTCCATTTAATTCTCTAGTAATTTTATACCTATTATTAATTGCATCAAGTTGAGTAACCAATACACTTTCATTACCGATAGAAAATACATCCCCAGGTTTAATATTTCCACTAGAAACAGGAACACTTAAACTGATAAAGGTAGAAAGTCCAGTTATACCAGTATTACCAATAGCAACAGAAAGTCTTGCACCTACAGTAGAGAATCCTACCCTCTTAATTCCTTCAAGTTCTCTAAAAGTTTTAGCTGAAGAATTATTAGCGTCAACTACTGTTGGAATTGCATTTAATCGTACCCCAGATATTTCGACAAAATCATTATTGCTTAATCCATGTGGAACAGTGGAAATTGCAACCACAGTATCATCAATTATAGAAAACTTAAGATCATTAAAAATAGTATCAGTAGAGGTAATTTTATTAATTTGTCTACCATAAATTTTTTCAACCTCTGCATCTATTGAATCTTCATTAAAATCAATCTGTTCACCAACTTTATATCCAGTTCCAGGTTCTTTTACATCTATCCTATTAATTGTACCCGAATTTACAGACTTAACAACAAAATTTGGATTAGAATTTTCTGCATCTTCTAAAAATGGATAATATCTGTTTGGATCACTTACTCCCAGATGCGAAACATTTCTCGTATAATTTCCAGTATTTAAAGTATGATCTGATTGATCATTTATTGTATTATAATTGAAAGAATCAGTGGCATTGTGATGTCTTATTGTAATATATGGATATGTTGGGATTTCTTGCAAAGATGTATCTACAGTTGCAAAGTATGCGTAAGTTCCATCATCAATATACTTACCATTAAATTCATCAAGATCACCAGTATCATCGTACACATAATCCTGGGCGTACTGTCCATTTGCGCCAGGAGGTCTTAGTTTCGTATTGTTAATTTTATCCAGAACATAACTAGAAGTCATTGTTGATGGGCCTACAATCCCATCTTTTTCACCATATGGACCATAAATTGGATTTCCATCATACGCAAATCCCAAAATGGGCGAAGGATTTGTTAAATCTTTCTTTAATGTATCATCTAAATTATCACCTAAAGTTCTGCGATATGTTTTACCTGGATAGAATCCAACTATCTTATTTTGTAAAAAACTACTTTCAGATTTAATTTGAACAAGGTCTTTATTTGCTTCAGTTAATACGTGAGAGTATCTTGAGACATTGTTATAGTTCCATTTATGAATATTTGCTTTTAATTTTGCATCAATTCCTCTTGAAATTAACTTTATTCTAGTATTATCAGTATATCCATCACCACCATCAATAATTGTAACAGAATCAACCTTATTATCAACAATATTAACTTTTAAGTCAGCTCTTACTCCATCTCCAATCACTGTTGCAATTGGTGGTACACTATAATTCTGTCCGGTACTTTCTACGAATACACTCTCAATTTTTCCATCCACTACTAATGGTTTAACGCTCGCTCCGTCTCCAATTAAAAGGTCTACATCTGGAGTTCTTTCATAATTTACAATGTCAGTTACACCATATGTATTGCCACCATCTCTAACAAAAACATTATCAATTTTACCGCTAACCCTAGGGATAGCAGTTGCATTAAAATAGTTGGGAATAATAGATGTATTTCCAATAGAAACTAATCCTTTAATGGATACAGTAATTTCTGGATAACTGAAAGTGTGTGTACCCACTCCAACATTGCTTATATCTTCATATATTTTTCTATCGTAATTTGTAGATGAAATATCTGTAACATTTCCTGCTGCACTGAGCAAGAATCTATCTTTATCTAATACTGTTGCTTTATACAGTGTAGAAGTACTCAATCCACCTATGGCAGTTCCATCAACAGAATATACTAAATTATCTCCACTTTTAAAATTGTGATTTTTGGCAAATATGTAATTATCGGCAAGATTTATACCAGTAAATCTCTGGAATAAATTTTTTGTATTTCCTGGTGGATAATTTTGACTATCAATTACAACTTTTTTATTAGAAAAATCATCACTACTATTAATTACGTTAATAGCATCGATAATTTTACGTATTTTTTTCGATTTTAGTGTATGTTCTAAATTACCAAAAGCAGTAAAGTCAATCAAATTAGTTTTGGTCAAGGCTCTCTCTTCACTAGAAGCAAGAGAAATGGTATCATTATCAATTTTAGCAACAAAATAACTAGTAGTTGGAGACAGTTTACTTGTAGAAAATCCTACATTGGTACTTCCGATACCAATAGGAGTTCCTGTAGCAAGATAAACAACTTCTTCTCCATCATCAAACCTATGATCTTGCAAACTAAGTCTATTATTAGTAAGATTTACATCCAAATCAGTAAATGAAACTGAATGAGTAAATCCTCTCATTTTAACTTCACAATTTACCTCTGTTCCATTGCCACCAGTAACAGTAGCAGTGGGGGTTTCTGCATAATTAAAACCTTTAGAAAGTACGGATATATTATCAACCTTTCCTGTTAGATTAACATAAACCTTTGCACCACTTCCATTTGAATCAGTTACACTAACATCAGGTGGAGTTAAAACATCAAAATCTGATGCATTACTTACGACATTGACATCATCAAGTTGTCCATAAAAAATTCCATCCTCAGATATTGGAGAATACAGTTCTACTCCATTTAATGTTACGCCAACTGGCCCTTGAATTTTTTCTTGATTATTTGTAACTTGTTTTGGATTTTTATAAATTCTCTTTAAATTGTTTTGATTAACTAAAGTATTTGAAGCTAAATCTGATGGTGTTACTCGATGATCAACTCCAGCAGTAGTTCCAATTCCAGCAAGACTTGCAAATGGTCCACTGTTCAATGCATTGTTACTAATTGTTAATTTAATATTATTTGCATCAATTACATTAACATAGTAGTCTCCACTTGGAGTAGAAGATTCTCCAGATATTGCTTCATAGTATACCTTTTCACCATTTAAAAAATTATGACCAACTATGTTTATCGAATCATTAGTTGAATCTATCTTTAGTCCATTAAATGTTTTTGATCTATCAGTAGTTGATACTGACTCATAAGAGGGATAACCAGAAAATGCGACATAAGTATTTCCTTCAGAATCACTGTAGGTATTTTGAATATCTCCGATAAGATCATTATCAATAAAAGATGATTTTACATACTTAAGTCTTCTTTTTACCTCAAGATCATCATTAGTAGAAGGAACAGATTCTGCAGTTGCAAATGTAGTTGAATTTGCAACTGTTGTTACCTGAGCATTAGATACTAAAACGTCTCTTGTTCTTTTGTTTACAATATCAACTCTATCGCCTACAAATAAAAAATGTTCTGCAGGAAATGTACCATATGTCTTTGTTGCTGGAGTATTGGTAGTAATACCAACATAATAAACATTATTATGCATCCACTTACTAAATTTGGTATTAGATATATCAAATTTAGCACCAAGATGATCTAATGTTATAGTATCCCCAGTGGAGAAAAATTTTGTTTTCTCCAATGCGTTGGAAAGACCGTTTAATACTCCAACAACTCGCATTGTAACAAGTTTATCAGTATCTGCATCCTCAAAACCATATACAAAATTAGAATCAATTACTGGTTTTCCTTCTCCAATTAAACCGATAGTAGATATACCAACACAATCGAAAAATTGATTAGCGGATTTGGAAGTATATCTAACCTCAGAAAATTCATTGATATTATTTAAAGCGTAAAAACTTCCTGAATTTGGAAATCCCAGTGTAGAATCTACTGATATTGTAGTTGTTGTTGTTCCAACCCCAAGCATCTCAGTTTTTTTGCTCACATCAAATCCATTGATGATTGATCCAGCACTGAAAGAAATTTTATAATACTCTTTCGCACCCAAAAATACCTTATTTACAGTTGAAATTACACCAGAAGCAGTAGGACTAGTTGTAGATCCCTGCATCAAGGTGCCAGATGCCAACTTTAATGGATCACCACTAAAACTTTCAACAATAATATCATCAGTTACTTGCCAATTAGCACTAGATGGGACAATAGTGTCATCAAAGGGTTTCCCAATTTCTACATTTTTTCCGAATAAAACACTAAAGAGGATCTTTAGTGATGTATCTGTTCCTTTTGAACTATAAAAATCTCTTGCTCTAGAGAGAATATTTTCTACAGATACGGCCTGAAATTGTCTTTCTTCAAATCCAGGTAGATATAATTTTTTAAATTTCTTGTAAAATTCACCTAAAAATACCAGACTAATATTCTGTACAATGGAACCTTTAAGGTGAGTGTCTGAACTTGAAGCAGTAAAATTTAAAAACTCTGGTCTTAAATCCCCCTCAAGTTTATCAATACCACTAAAACCTCTAACACACCCAGTAAATGAGGTTGCAGTTTTACCTGTATATGTTATAATCTCATTATCGATCTTTAAAATGCCATACTTATCTGGACATCCAGCAGTAGTATTAACATTAATTGTTTCATCAAGGTTGAATATCTCCTCTGTCAGAGTGATTACTACTGCAGCATAATTAAGTCTTCCAAATCTATCAATCTTTTTAAGAGTATCAATATTGTCAGCGAGATATGTGGTACCATACTCACGTTCTTCAGAAATGTAGTATTGCTCTAAAAATTCCTTAAAGAGTGGGCTTTCAGATTGAATAAACTCTGGAATCTGGCTTTCCAGAATGTTAGAAACTTTTACTTTTTTATCTGACATTTCTTATCGTGTATACTTTTTGCTGCTAGTGAAACTTGAAGGTGGTATGTAGTTAGTTCCAGATCTGTTTGATCCAGAAGAAATCAAATCTTCTTTGAGTGTTAATACACTCTTTCCTGTAGTATCTAGCACAATATAAAGACTCTCCTTTGCAACAATGTCATTAGATTCTGGAGTGACTTCAATTTCAATTTTTTGACTTAAGGTAGATGAAGAGATTATCACTGGATATAAGATAATTTCACCTTTCACATAATCTACTTTTCCTGCATTTTCATTAACATACTTAATTTGATCATCAATGATAGTAAAATATTTAACAACTCCAGTCTCCTGATCTTTATTTGGGAAATCAGTTAGATAAACAGTTCCAGAAATACCATCAATTTGGAATCCCGTAGACCTGATATTAAATCCTTCCATGTCTGCATGGAATCTATTTGCATAGCATATTTCATAATTTGCGAGTTTGTTATATGCAGGAAGCATATCTCTTCTCATAAGAATATTTGTAATATTTGATGTTATTCCATCATCAACTCTATCAATATGTGAAAGTAATTTACTATACTTTAATCTTCCACCAAAAGAATTAATATCAGATGATTTAGAGTAATTAGTAATTGCTGATATGACTCTACCATAAAGATCTTGTGAATCTGATACTATATTTGGATCATACGATACTGTTGAATCATATTCAACATACAAATACTTGAGGTCTAAAAACTCTTGTCTAATACCTGCAATTGTGTATTTTTTAAGATCTTGTTTAATTGATTCTTTCGCAACTTCTGAAAGATTGTCTCCATTCTTTGGTTTGACTGTAATGAAAACCTTTCCATATTGTGGAGGATCAAGTTCTTCTCCACCATATGCAGAAACAGAATCAATGTTTGGATAGAGAAAAGGAATTAAACTGGTGTAATCATTCGCTGTAACCGCTCTGTACTGTGATGCATAGACCCTAGGAGCAAGGTATTTGATGGTATCAATACTTTCTATGTCATCACCATTTTCAGACGCCTGTAAAGTCGTTACAGCGGAAATGCCAGCGGTAATAGAAACCTCTTTTCCACCGCTAATACTGACTAAATTTCCAGAAAAATTAAAATTTAAAGCACCATCAGCTAAACTACCATTAGTAACAATGTAACTTACGTTAATTGTCGATCCATTTTCTGGTCTCTTGCCTAAAATATTATCTCCAAAGAGAATTTGGTATTTTTCATCATCAATTTCTTGTACTAGGAATAATTTTGATTGAGAATCTACGTCAAATATGTTGGAATATGCCACATAATTTTCAATTGTGGGGGTTGATCCCGCTGAAGTTACTGAAACTCTAATTGTAGAGGTATCAATATTGCTATTTGGTATAATATACTTTGCATCTGGCAGAGAATCATTGACTGTAAATGATTTTGACAGATAATTTCCTTCATAAATCTCAATTCCTGAAAATATTGCGATTCCTTCCGTGTTTGGTGTGACTGTAATGTCCTCTGGAATTGAGAAAATGTAATTTCCACTTTCCACTGCCCCTAGAGCAACGACTCCTGCCTTTAATGTGACTGCTCTTGCCTTAATTCCACTCACATTAGCACTAAAAGTGATCTTTGCGACTGATGATTTCTTCGATCTGGGTACGTATCCAATGTTTCGTGCCAATGAGACAACATTTTCGCGCAATGTCGCACTATCAATGAACGACTCATTGACTGCCATGTTAGTATTATAGGCAGTAATGTAAGAATTATATGCTAAAGTGTCAATTAAAACAGAAAAGTTGGATCCCTCAAAGTCAAAATCCGTGAAATTACTGTTCGATCTCAGATAATCCTTAATCTGAGTCCGTAAATCATTAAAATCGAGGTTAGTAAACTGATTGAATGACATTATACCCTAGAAGGTTGTAAGATAAATTCTATATTTTGTGTAGGAAGTGGTAATCCAGTGATGTCATATTCAATTTGAATGAATATACCGTTAGAATCAGGGTTACTTTCCGTGTAAACGTTAGTCAATTTGATTCTTGGTTCAAAGTTTCTCAGTAATGTAATAATTTCTTCCCTTAAATCATCCGAATTGTAACTATTATTTAACTCAAAGAGAGTAGTATACGTTGATGAACCAATTAATTCATTAAAGAACCTTTCTGATAAATTGGTTCTAACTAAATTTGTGACAGATTTCTTGATTGCATCTTCATTTTTAAGCACAGTTACATCATTAGTAACTGGATGCCTAGTAAAAGACAAACTTATATCTTTAAATGCACGGGAAATTGATGCAGGCATCCAGGTCTAACACACTTTTACATACTATCTATAATGGTTTTGCAATATTTATTATTATCAATAACGTTTTGGGATTGAATCATAGTCTTCTGGACTATAAAGATTCTCAGTTAAACTAATTTTAGACTTCTTTGCTTTATGATACATCACTTCATTCAACTCAAGTTCTTCAGGATCTTCGGTTTTATGTGGTAATGACCAATAGTCAGTTGTCAAACTTGTAGTGCCCCACACTTCTTTCATATAATTTGTATCTCTATCTACAGGTGAATTACCCATTGTTCTCCTCATTAGTTTTTGATAGAACTTTTTGAGGGGTTCCTATCCCTTAAATATTTATTTTTCAAAGTGATGAGAGTATTGATCATCAATATCTGCTACAACATCAGCAGGTTTTGTAGTTTCTTTTGCCGTTTTCCAGAAATAATTTTCATCATTACCTAGGCCATCGCGATCATGACCATTCTCAACCTGATAATAAACTGTTGAAACTTTGAAATCAGGTATCTTTGGTTCAATTGGAGTCAAACTATTATCAAAGATACGTGTACGATTATTTGGATACAAACAGAACTGACCATTATCTAACTCAATCAAGTTATGCGATTTGTGCTCTGAAGGATTCTCACTTGTTGAGTAATCAATGCTATCAGGATCTTGATGATAATTATCGATCGTACAGATATAGGTACCTGTTTGTGTACCATAGTCACGAGTATAGACCTCATAGTGCATACTACCAATAAACTGTTTCTGCACAACTGCAACACCGTAGTCCATACAATTCCAAAACTGAAGGTTATGTAACTCCATATCTGGTGTTGGTGTCTCAGGATCTGCTACAAAGGCACTGATAGGCAGTTTATCGTACATTGCCGCATACTCTGGTAAGTATGTCTCAAAATAAAAAGCACGCCCAGGAATCGATTTGACCGATACCCAGACGCCTTTGACAAATTCACCATGACCAAATTGATGATCTGTGAGATATTCTTTTCGTACCCATACTTCCATTGAAGGAAGATTCGCAATCAAGCACGCCATACAAAAGTTAACAGAACTAACTTATCTAGTTAAATCTTACCTTGTCCACGATAACGCTTACGCTTACCATTCCGTGATGATGCGGTATACTTGGTATGCTGTCCACATCCTTGACGGGTCTTCTTGGGGCGAGACTCGATCATCTGCCCACCACTCAATCCAACTTTACTACGTGCCATAATACTCCAGGTTTAAATTCTTTTCGCGATTTTTTTAACGGGGCGGTATTCCCACCCCACTCATAAAACTCAAATAATACGAGTCTTCTCATGCCCCACGCGGATCAGAGGGTCACACCAAATCTCATCACCCTTCTCAATTGCATCGAGACAGAACGAAACGTCCTCACCACACATATCTTGGACTTCGCCAGATTCAAATTCTTGCATCTTCGGAGCAAACCAAGGATAAGGTAAACTCTCAAACACTCCGTGCTTAATCAATACCCACCCGAATCCAGTATAATCAACAGTGAACGGCTTTCGACGCTTGCTCATCGACTCTAACGTCTCATGATTCATTACACCACCATTATTACGGAAGTCTCCTTCCTCTAACCAGTGGGCGACACTTGTCGTTCGACCATCCTCAGTACAATACCATCCTGCTGCAATATCCTTATCCATTGCAACCAAACGATAAAACTTCTCAGTGTCAAATACAATATCACTATCAATCCATAACTGATAATCATACTTCAGTTGACCATCCCATGGTTTCTGATTTGGTCCTCGAAGAACATTCGCACCTAAACACTTACATCGTGCAAAGTTCACCATCGAACTATAATCTTGTGAAATCTGAATACTTGCACCATTCTGTACTAAATCAAAGCACAGTTGTACAAAGTTCTTCAAATAGGTATATGAGACTCCTCGACCAGGTAGACAGAAAACAACTGCCTTACCACGAATCATTTCCTTTGCTGCTTCTAAATCAAACTCATCAGAGTTGACACTAGTAGGCGGTGCAGCTGCCTTTGTCTTTACTGTAAATCCCTTAGCCATGAAAATGAATTAAGTAACGATACTATTATAACACAGCAAACCAATCAATGCAATTGCTCTGTTTCACATATTTAGACTCACACTCAATCCCTGTTCAATATCCTTTAACGTAATACTACCCTGCAAATATAAAAACCCCTTCGCCATCTCTAAGTGTTTCTTTAATGCATACTCCGGTATCCTCTCTAATACCGTAATACCATTATACTCAATGTTATACGTATTCATCTTCAATTCTCTCCAATAGGTACTCTAAGTCTTCCTTAATACGATTATCTCGGATAAAACTTTCGTCATTCTCTATGCGATATTCAATCGTCTCTACAATTAGTTCCTTCTCATAGGGGTCAATTGAAAACTTCATAGTAACATCTCTCTTTTTTCTTTATATATTATCCGAGGTTTTTTAACATAGCAGATAGATTCATATGACCATGCATATATCCCATCACAATTAATCCGATTACTGACACAAACATCCCACTTAATGAATAGACAATCTCTGTGGGGGGTTCTAAGACTTTTTCACTGGGCGGAATTTTTTCTTGGTGTGGGGTTTCAGTGGTCATTTTTGGCCTGGGGAATTTTTTTATTTTTGTGATATTTAGAGGTCGATTTTGGGTCGTTGTAGGTTAGGGGTACCTTTGGGTTTTTAACCCGCTAAGGGGGGCGACGGGCACGCTTAAAACCCC